TGCTTTAGGGAACACTTCTGTCAGGTCGGAAGCGATGGTGCGTGCACCTGACATACCATACCCATAGTCACGAAAGCCCTTTGGAGTGGGGGCAGTTTTCGGAACAGGGATCTTTCTTTCTATCATACGCTGTTTCAATCCTGACATCGCTTCTGAAGCATCCTCGGCCCTTTCCAGTGCTCTACTATACGTTTGCATCTCCCTTAGATCGTCCTCTAAGCCATACCGACTCACCATTCCCTTTTCAGGAAGATGACCTTCGTAGAATTGATTAAGTAAGCGTTTACGCCTCTTGGGGGTCGCAGAACGTAGCATACCCATCAAGCGGCGAGACCACTTGGCTGCTTCCTTAAACAAGTAAGCCCGGTGATTCATCTCACACTCCGTGCGCCATGCCGCCGCCCACGCTGGCGTAGTCGGCTGCAGGCCTAGCCTCACCCTGCTGCTCGCGCTTCTCTTCGGGCTTCTCGCCCTTCGGCTCGGTGTCCACGCCCTCGTTCAGCGTGCTCGCCGGGCTCTTCTGCTTGGCCCTGTTCTTGGCCTGCTGCAACATGATCCCCAGCTCGTTGAGCCCCGACTCCTTGATCTCGGGCCGTCCCAGCGAACGTGCCACGACGACCCGCGCCTCCCCGAACTTGGACAGGATGGACTCCTGCTTCGGGGGCAGCGGGAAGGGCAGGTACCCCTCCTCCGACGTTCGCTTGGCCTGCAGGGGCTGCGTCTCCCCGAAGTTCATCGGGAGCGCCTCCCCGCCCGGCAGCTGCCGCATCACGTTCATGCGGCGCCTGATCTCGTCGGTGCGCTTGGACTTCTCGCGCCGGCTCTCAAGGGCGTAGCCCACGACGGGTGACGCCGCGGCGATGCCGAAGAGGGGCCACAACCACTTCGGCATCTTGTCCCCGAAACCCAGCAGAACCTTACCGATGCCCCAGGCCTTTCCAAGGGCCCCGGCAACGGGCCCGACGGCTTCTTTTTCCATGACTATCGCGGTATCGTGTGCCGATACCCTCCCAGGCTCTGGAAACCACCCTCAATGTTCAGCTCGATCTTCTTGCGGATGATGAACGCCTTCCACTCCGACTTGAGTTCCTTCGCGCGGGCCAGGTACATCTCCCAGCGGGCCTCGTCGTCCACCTGCACCCCGCCGGCGGTGTAGTCCAGCTTGTTCCGGCGCAGCTGGTAGGCCGCCATGGTGAACAGCTCGCCTATGACCGCCTCGGCCCAGTTGTGACGGTAGGGGAAGTCGACCGGGTTGGACTCGAAGCCGGGCGGCGGCTCCTCGTTCCACTCGTCGATCACCTTGATCATCATCGCGTGCAGCTCTTCCTGCTTGAACTCCGTGTCGTCGAGCAGGAAGTTGTCTTCAGCGCACTTGTCCCGCAGGTACAGGCGCAGCTGGTAGGTCGTCAGGGGGCCGTTCCAGTAGTCGGCCAGCAGGTTGGGCTGGACCTCGTAGTAGAACGGCATCAGCTTGCGTATGTAGCCGTTGTACCAGACGCCGGCCATCGCGGACCAGATCCCCGCGCGGGCCGTGTCCTCGGCCGTCACGTCCAGGCGCACCCGACCGTTCCGCGCGTCCTCCTCGCTCTCCACGACGCCGTACTTCTTGAAGAGGTACGTGGGCGTTTTAGGCAGCTCCTTGGCCACGAACTCGACTCCGTCCTCCGGGTCGTCGCCCCCCGAGGAGGAGCTGCTGCTGAAGAAGCTGGAGGAAGACGAGGACGATGAGCTGCTCGGGTCCGACGAGGAGAAGATCCCGTACTGAGTCAGGTCGATGGGCTCGCCGCTGTTGATGTCCTTGATGGTGATGTACAGCGACTCCACGGCGCACTGCCCGGTCACCAGGAACGGGATGCGGTTGGGGCAGACCCCCTGAGCGTCAATGCATTCGTTCGCGAATGCCATCTGTGCGTCCCTCTCCTAATGAAAAAGCCGCCCGGCCATGTACACATAGCCGGGCGGCGGTTCATTCGCCGTATCGCGGCAAACCGCCGCCGGGCGGCGGTTAGGCGCTGCTCGAAGAGCTGGACGGACCGACGGTCTCCTCTTCCGTCACTTGGCCGCGGGTGACCGCGTCGTTGAGGCCCGCAAGCTCCTGACCCCTGGAGTATCGACCACGGCCGCCTCCCAGGATCGTGCGCAGGTCGCCCTCAATGACGACGGATGCTCCGTTCGCCAAGGTGTGCCCGTGCGGAGGAATCCACCCGAAGGTCTTTTCCGCGCCCGAAGTGTTAGTGATGGTCGTTCTCATGTTCTCCTCACTCCTTACGCTGCGTGTTGCTCGCGGATCTGAAGATGGCCACTGCCTGTCTTGGCCGTGACGATAACCTTATATTGCCCCGGAGGAACGTCTTTGACAACCCACAACTCCGGTCCCGTGATCGTCTTTTCCTCGACCTGTACCCACTCCTCCGTGGTCGGCAGCACGCCGTACGAAGAGGAAGAGGTACCCGGTTCGAGCGGCTCCTCCACGTCGGCCCAGAGCCACAACTGCATCGTGACGCTGGAAAAACCTTCAGGGATGCAAGCCAGGTTCAACTGCGCGTTGCGCCCGTACTGCGCCACGTCGCCCTGACCCAACCCCTGTCGCTGAGTCGCCAGCTCGCGGCTGTCCAGGATGGGGATGTCCGTGTCCGTGACGCCGCCACTGTCGACGGCATCGACATCCTCCCGGTATACCTGGCGGGGCGTTACGAAGTCCGCCTCACCGATTCCACGCTTACCCGGCATGGGATTACCTCACCGCGTGTGAAGGATAACGATCCCTACTGGGCGCTGCGCGCCGCTTCCAGCATCTGCCTGAAGCCGGGGTCGGCCGCCAGCTTGCGGGCAGCCTCCTTGGTGCTGGTCTCGCGAGCCTCTTCGGCATCGCGCTCGTCCGCGCCGGTCGCCTTGCGGAAAGCCAGGTTGGCTTCCTTGATCGAGTTGGCGTCGGAAGACTGCACCTCCTGCTTCACCCGCGCCGTCAGCTCCAGCGCGTGCTCCATCGACTCGTCGTCGTGGAGCGGGCGGCCGTTGGAGGCCATCTTCTGGGCGAAGGCGGGCGCGTACACGTTCTCGAACAGCGCCGCGTCCTCCTGGGTCATTTCCTGACTCATCGGACTCTCCTCGAGTGCTCGTTTTGCATAGGGGCGGCCGGATCACCGACCGCCCGGGTTAGGGTGCAAGCCTGCTACACACAGACCTACGGCGCGAGCTTAGGGCTCGAAGTCGACACGCCCGATGCCGGCCACGTTCGCGATCGAGGAGCCAATGCTCTCGTACGCGAAGAACTCGAGCATGAAGGCACGGCGATCAATGTACATCGTCGTGTCCTCGAGCACGAAGAACTTGCCGAGGAACTTCGGCGCGGCAAACAGGAAGATGGTGCTGTCAGGCACCAGGTCCCGCTTGATCGTGACGATCCAGCGCCGGCCGAGCAGCTCCCGCTCCGCGAACCCGTTCTCGAACAGGTCCTGGGACAGGTCACCACCGACCTCGTCGCGCCCGAACTTGACAACGTCCCAGATGGTGACGTTGTTGACCAACACCGTGGCCACGTTCAGGTGGTTCGGGGTGCGGGGGAGCACCTTCATGGCTTCAGCCAGGTTGTCGCGGGTGACGCCACCGGAGATGGCAACCCACTGCGCGACGCCCGTCTCGGCCAGGGGCGTGTTGACGCCGAGGAGCAGGAAGTTGACGGTGGCAATCGCCTTGCCGTCTTCTTCGGCCAGCATGTCCTTGATGGAGTTGTCCGACAGGATCTGCCGGATGTCCATGTCGTAGGTCCTGAGCTCGTCCACGTCCTTCGTGAACTTGGGCGTCAGGATGCGGTCGAACATCACGCGGAACCGGGGCCCGCGGATGTACCGGTTCATGGGCAGCGAGGCAAAAGGCACGCTGATCGCCGCAGGGCTCTCAGGTTCCTTGTCGACCACCTTGACGGGCTTGTCGGTGTCCACCTGCCGATCCAGCTCGTCGTTGGTGATGGTCACCGGCGGGAGGATTCTCCGCCAGAAGCCATCTTCACGCATCCTTACCCGGACGTAATCGTTGATCGCGTCCTGGGCTTCCTTCACGATCCGGTCGTTCCCGCTGGCCAACTGATCGATGAATGCATCGTTGACCATCCGAGAGGTCGGCTCGCTCGCAGTTGGGTTAGCCACGGCCTGTCTCCTTATCAATTGGCCTTACGTCTCGCGGGATGCGCTCTTGGCAGCTGCCCGCACCAATTACTGAGGTTTCATGTAAATGCCTTCTTCTCCAGCTCCACGCATCCTCGCGTTGAGGTTTTGCGTGACGTTCTCGGACACGCTGGGGCGATTCTTGTTCGCCCACAGATGGCCCAAGCCCCAAAGGAGGGCACCGATACCGCCTCCGATGCCGGCCGCTCGCAAGCCCCGCCGCCAACCCATCCGGCGGAAGGGGGCCAGAAAGCCGCCACCTCCTCCTCCGCCGCCCGCAGGGGGCGTCTTCCTGCCGATACCCTGCCGGGTGGCTGCAGCGACGGCCTCCTGCATACCTGGCACGGGGATGACTCGACCCCCGGAGCTACCCCGGGCGTATGGCCGGGTCGCCTCCTTGATCAGGTACGCTGCACACTTTTTGTCCATCAGCCCTCACCTCCAAACGGATGTTCAGGGTGAAGCGCTTACGCACGCTTGGGCAGATAGACAGGCCAGAAGCGGACCATCTCCTTGTTGTACTCGTTCGCCGTCGGGCCGCGGTTGCAGACGCCAACGATGAGGTCGGAGCTGCCCAAGGTCGTAACCTTGAGTTTGCCCTGATCGTCACCGGCAACGTTGTGCGCGGTCAGCGGCGTGTTGACCGCGAAGCCGGAGCCCATGTACTCGGTACTCTCGAGTTCGTAGGCGCCAACGGCCACGAGGCCCATCATGTTTCCGCCGGAAATGTTCCCGCGATCGGACAGCACATCGAAGTCCGACGCGTTCGGAAACGCGAAGCACGGCATGGCCGAGCCGTCGGCGCCCCGAATGAACTTTCCGTTGGCATCCAGTGAGATCACCATGCCGCCGAGGATACCCTCGACGCCTGAAGCGATCTCGGCGATCTTGTCGACCGCGTACGGGCTCGGCCACCCTTTTACGGGATTGAGCTCGTGGTCGTACATCTGTCCAGGAACGTTGGTGCCCGGCATCTTGGTCTCCTCCTAAATCCTGAGGTTTCCTGTCACTGTCTCTAACGCCGTTTGAGCGCGGACCTCTCTCAGAAGCCTATTGCGCGCATGAACCTGTCGTTGGCGGCGGCCATCGCGGGAGACGTGTCCCCCGGCCTTTGCACGCCAGCTTCCTTGACGTCTTCACCGGTACCCAACGGTTCCGGCGCTGACGCGCTCTTGCGTCCGGCCTTGAGCTTCGCCGTCTTCTCCAGCGACTCGAGCACCTTCCTCGGGTCACTGGTTGCTCGGATGGCCGACTCGCGTTTGTCCTCGGTGACGAACCCTGCCTTGATGAGCGCATCGACAACCTCGGGGCCCCGCTCCGCGACGGCTTTTTCAATCTCCGCCTGCTTCTGAGCGTAGCCGGTCGCCTGCTCGACATAGTCCACCACAGCTTCGAGGACCTTGGTATCGACTTCGACCTTCGCCATTGTCCTATCTCCTTGATCCTTGCAGACTCGCGAACGACAATCGGCTTGTTTAGCCCCGTGCGATGTTCAGCAAAGCCTCCTTGATGCTCTGCTTGCTCATAGAGGCAGCCTTGGGCGCCTCCTCCTCCGCCTCTTCGGTTCCCTCGGTGGCGCCTTCAGCAGCACCCTCGGCAGCCCCTTCGGCTGCGTCTTCAACGACCTCTCCGGGCACCTCTGCGGGGGCCTCTTCCTCCATGCCCTCTTCGAGGCCTTCGGGTGCGACTTCGCCTTCACCACCCGCCTCGGCGATGGTTTCAGCCAGCTCTTCCGGGGTCACGCCCGCTTCGGCCAGTGCATCGGCCAGGGCGTCGATCGCCGCCTCTTCGTCACCGGGCGCGCCTTCCATGCCCGCTTCGGGAGGAAGCTCCTCGGGGGGAGCGCCCGCCGCCAGTGCTTCCGGGGGGATCATGCCGCCGGCTTCGGGGCCAAGCTCACCGCCGCCACCCATGGCAGGCAGCGCGCCCATGGGAGGCTGCGCCTTCTTCTTGAGAGACGCCTTCTTGACGGCCTCCAGGCCCTTGACACCCTTCTCGTGGCTGTCCAGGAATTCGCAGAGGAGATCCGCGTCAGCGTGCGCGGTCTTGATGATGTTCTCCGCCAGCTTGACGAGCTCTTCCTCCTCAGCCTGCTTGCTCATCAGCTGCTCGGCGATCATTTGGGCGGCGACGTACCCTGCTTCCGCGTCCTCCTGATACTTCTCGGCCGCGGCGCGCTTTTCCTGTTCGGAAGCGCTCTTGTCGCAGTTCTCTCCGTCGTCACACGCTTCGCCCTTCTCATCCTTCTTCTTGTCCTTCTTCTCCTCGCCTTCCTTCTTCTCATCGGCCTGCTTGTGCTGTCCGGTGAGGTTGCCCAGCGCGGCGAGCAGCTTGTTGCCCGAATCCACGATGGCCGCGGCGGAGTACTTCTCGGAGAAGGTGTGGTCGCCCGGGCCGCTGTCCGGCGGGGCGTCCTTCGTGGCCTTGGGCTGCTCCACGTTCCCTCGCATCTCGTCCGAATCTGATGTCTCGGTGCCGATACTGTCGGCTTCGTCCTTCTCACCGGCCTCGGCACTCTCGGCGTCCTCCTGTCCGGTGACGGCCAGGTCGCCGTGTTCCTCGCGAGCGTCGCTTTCGTTCTCGGAACTTCTCGCCCCCTCGGTGGCAGCCTGCGTGCCATCGTCGGCCGACATGACCGGATGGGTCGTCGGTTCGGGGCCCGAGACGTCGGAAAGCGCTTCCTTTTCCACGTCATTGGCCTGCTTGAGGAGCGTGTCCATCATGGCCATGAGACTCTGATTGCTCATCCGTCTGCCTCCTAGAGGACTGTGATGACTGTAAAAACGTCCCGCGTCTTCAAGTGTGGTTGCGCAGGACCGTCAGCCCGTGAACCAGTTCGTCGTCCCTTCCCGCTGCTGCAACGAACGAAAGCTGGTACTTGGCGTACTCCCTGGCCAAGCGCTCAGCAGACTTTGAGGTGGAAGCGAGTTTCACGGGTGCTTTGGAAGGTTTGGGCGTCGCGCGAATGATGGTGATTTGCATGCGCCGCGTAGCTGGACCGGCCGACATCGAGTGTCCGTCTGCCAGTGGAGCTAAAGCCTCCCGGATGCACCTGGGTATCGCCGAGCGGGACGGGTCGTACGCCGAGTCCGTCGCGCAGTCCTCAATTCCCCCATTACGGAGGAGTCGGCTGAACACACCAGGCAGCACCCCCATTGCGGCAGGGATGTCGCCGGCTGCGGAGTCGCACGCTTCTGACCCCGATACCAGCTTGATGAAGTCCTCCAGGGAAAGGCAAATCTTGGCGTCCGCCAGTCCGTGTAGCGCCTGTCCGAGCTGCGCTTTCTGAAGGATCTCCATGGCTTCATGGGGAAGGTTTTCGGATGGACACCCGCAAGCCAACCCCTTCAAACGGGCGGCATTGTCCACAGACCTTGCCGATCCGTCAACTAGTTTCTCAATCTCGGCCAGCTTCTTCGCGGCGGCGATCTTGGCCGAGGCATCGGGGCTGTCCGCGTCCCAGAAGCGCTCCGGTAACATCAGCCCCTCTTCCTCGGCCAACTGGGCTCCCGACTTGATCGAAACGACCCCCGCCGAGGCCACTTTCCTGAGCGACCAGGCGATGCGGTCGGCCGGCCGGAAGACGCGCGAGATGTCGAAGAAGTTGGGTTGGTCGTTGATCACGAAGGACTGGTGGCCTTCCTTCAGGATCTCGGTCAGGTGGTCGGAGGCGTGCTTGCAGTATTCCGCCCGGGACTTGGCCTTGTTCCCGCAGATCGTGCACACGTCATAGGGGACTTTGCACGCCATGCTGAAGGGAATATCTTCCCCGTTGGCCAGCTTCTCCAGATGGGGCAGCCAGTTGTCGTTCTCGGGCACCTTCGCGATCAGCTCGCCCCGCTTCATCTCGGGGTTGTAGGCGTCCGCGTGAACCGAACCGATGGCCTTCTTGGGGTCCTTGTTCTTGTGGTGCTCGAAGACGTGGGCGTTCTTGGTGAAGGTGTTGTGCCGCTCGGTCAGGCCACCGCTCATGTGGTAGACGGGCACGCCGTCCTTGGGGTACGGGAGCTCGAAGGTGCCCCGCTTCTCGTTGAAGCCGTCCCCGTTGCGGTTGGGGCCGTATGCCTCCTGCGCCCCCATGGTGATCAGGTGGATGTACTGGAAGCCCTTCTCGGGCTGAATGCCCCGCACGACGTCGTTGAGCACCGCCGCGCGCTTGGTGATCCAGTGGCGGTCAATGCCGCGCGACCACACCTGCACCAGCGACGCGGCGGGCATGTCGAAGTCGTAGCTGTCGGAACGGATAACCTTGATCACAGCAGCGCCTCCCTTTCAGCGGAGACGCGCTCAGCCTCCTCGGTAAGTTCCTTCGCCCGCTGCGCGGCGCGGTAGGCCGCCTCGCCGCCCTCGCCCTTGCGGTACAGAGCGTGTGCCGCGTACGGGATGCCGGACAGCAGTCCGCCCAGCGCCAGGCCGCCCAGCGCCCCGCCGATGCGCCAGGGTCTCATCTTGGGTACAAGCGGCTGGCTCTGCCCCTGGCGAAACAAGTTGGAAATCTCGGACTTGATGCGGGCGCGCCCGGCTAGGCCGCGCAACGCCTTGCCCTTGGAACCTTTCACCGCCTTCCCCATACGCTTACGCAGCTTGGCGACGTCTTCACCAGGCGCGGTGATGTCCGCCTCCCTGAGCGCTTGCGCGGTCACGGTCGGGTCCGCCTGGCGCAACGCCTTGGCCAGTCTCTTTGCCCGTTGCTCACCGACCAGGTCGGACAGGTTGCGCTCGATCGGGCGCAGCCCCTCGCCCTTGGCGCGGGAAGCGCCCAGCACGCGCTGCAGTTCCTCCACGTCGGCCGGCTCCAACTTGGCGCCCATTCTATATCCGCCGTACCCGGAAAGGGCCGCCAGCGGAGCACGCACGGCCGCCTCGCCCATCGTGTGCGGTACCGGAGCCATGCGCTGTAACGCCGTGGACACGGCGCTGGGCTCCTCGCGCGCCGCGCGTGCAGCCGACAACTCCTCCCACTTCTGCGCGTGCCGACGCAGCAGGCGTTCCCTGGCTTCCATGGACTCGAACTTCGCGCGCAGCTGGGTCAGGTCGGGGTCGGCTGCCGCCTTGACGGGCACCGGCGGTGACCAGGTATTGCGCACCACGGGTGGCTGATACCCCTGCCGTATGAGGGGCTGGCCGATGTTCGCGGGACGGATGGGGGCAATGTTCTTGGTCATGGGGCTGGCCGTCTGGACTTGCCCCTGTTGTTCCTTATCGTTGATCTGCTGACGCTCGGTGGCCTGCCCCTGCGCCACGCGCTGGTTGGCCATCTGCGTTGCCTGGCCGGCCATGCTCTTGGCGGGGGCTGCCAGGGCATTGCTCATGGGCAGCGCGGCGGGCACGCCAGGCATGGCCTCCTTCTCGGAAGCCTCCTTGACGGCCACACAGGTCACGGCGAGTTCTTGGGACAGCTCCATGTCAGGCTCCGATCAAACGCGTGGAGGGACTTCCGCGATACCCGGTGTGCCCTTCCTCAGCTTCGTCTCCACGTCCGTCAGCTGTCCGGCCTCGTGCGGTTCCACGATGCTCTCGGACTGCAGCAGCCGCCGTAGCATGCCGCGCGCCACCGCGGGCTGCTGCGACACGGACGGTGCCAGCTGCGCCAGCTGGTTGTAGGCGTTCACGACGTCGTCCTGCGAGTAGGAGCTGATGATCGGGTCGTTGGACATGAAGTCGGACAGCATGGCCTGCGTGGAGATGGACCTGAGCTTCGACTCATGCACGGGGTCCAGCGCCTCGCTGAGCGCCTGCTGCCTGTCCTTCTCGTCCGTCTCCTTCAGGCCCAGGATGCTCATGGCGCCGGAAGCCAAAGCCGTCTCCGGCAGACCCGGAAGGACGGCGTCTTTCTCAAAAGGGTCCTCGGCCACCTCCGAGGCCGGCGCGAGCGCGTTCTCCTCGAAGGGGGTGTGGTGCTCGTGCAGCACTTCATCAAGAAGCGCCTCCTTGACCTCACCCTCCTCCTCGTCGTCGACGGGCAGCGGATAGCCGCACTCCCGTGCGAACTTCTCGTGCTCGAGCTGGGCCCGTGCTGCCTCCTTCACCAGCTTCACGGAGTCGGACGCGACCTTCAGCGCCATGGTCAGGTGGGTGTAAGGTTCGGCCTTGGAGTCGAACAGCCACTGCCGCACGGGCGCGTCCTCGGCGTAGCGCGATTCCTTGAGCCGGCCCTCCTTGTAGATCATGTCCATGAGCGTCTTGCCCATGGCCCCGTACTCGCCGACCATGTTGCGTTCGACCTCGGCAAACGGGGTGTGGTAGAGCTGCCTGAAATAGGCGCCCCCCTCCTTCACCAGACTGTTCAGCTCCCAGATCTTCTGGCGGTACACCGAGCGCCTGTTGTCGGCCCTTTTGCTCAGCCCCTGCAACCTGTCCGCACGCGTGCGCGCCACCACGACCGGGTCGGGCCCGTACGCCTCGGCCTTCTTGTCGACCAGGGGCGGCAGCGTGACTTCCGTGGCCGCCTCTTTCATGTAGTTGTGACGCTCGGGGTACCGGTAGAAGGACGGCTCGAACTCGGCAGCCTTCTCGTCGGCGGGCGCGACCGGGTTCTCCGGGTACATCTCCTTGAGGATCTCGCCGGCGTCGGCCAGCGGGAAGGAGTTCACGCGGTCCTCGCCGGAAGCGTGCTTCATGTGCGCCAGCGTCTTGGAAACGTTGAAGGCCTCGACCATGCGGCGCACCAGCGGCGGCGTGAAGCTGTTGTCCTCGGCCACCTTGCGCAGCGCCTCGTTGGGCGTGGAGCCGGCGTTGGCCAGCTTGATCGCGCTCTCGATGGCGGCGATGACCTTCTGTTCATTTTCCTTGCTGAGCTTTTCCATCTCAGGTCTCCTGTGGGAGCGCGAAAGGCCCCTCGTACGTTCCGGCCTTGGCAAACAGTGCACGCGGTTCATTCGCCGACAACTTCGCCTTGGAAGAGATGATAGTCAGCGAAGATCCCTCCAGCAAGTCTTTCATCAGCTGGGAGGCCTGATCCTGGGCGGCTCCGGTGCCGTGCTCCTTCTCCAAACGCACCAGTTCCAGGCACCGGTCGATGATCTCGATGGCCGTGAACTGGTTGACCTCGACGCGGTGCACGGCAATCCAGCCCAGCTTCTTCAGGCGCGAACGGAACGAGGACTGCAGCCAGTCCTCGGTGTTGGCGTCCATCTCGCCCACCTCGATGAACGCCTGCAGGGCCTTCCAGCCGGCGCAGTAGGCCAGCGTCTTGTAGAGGAAGTCGAAGTCGCGGCCGTCCAGGCCGGAGGCCACCGTGGGGAGCAGAACCATGTTCATGATCTCGCCCTTGGAGTCCAGCCGGTGGCGCACGTTGAAGAAGAGCTTCTCGTAGGTCTTGAGCACGTCGACCGACTTGCCCACGTACTCGGCCATGTCCTCGTACGACACGTCGGTCAGCAGCCCCGCCTCGATGATCCAGCGCACGCTGGCCGGGTTCAGGTACAGGCAGTAGGCCACGTAGATGTCGGGGTATTCGCGCTTGAGCTTGTCGGCTTCGCAGATGGAGGCCTTCACCCAACGGCGCAGGAAACGGTAGGAGCGCCGGCGCAGGGACAGCTCGGGGCTGCGACCCGGCTCGAGGCGCTTCGTAACCGCGTCCTGTACCATCTGCCACTCCTTGTCAGGAGCGGCTTCGAGGAGTTGAAGGTCTGCTTTTTGCATATCATGATGCCAGGACGTTTGTCAGTTCCGCCTCCCCACTGTCGGCTTCGTCCGGCTCGATCGTCTTCTGCTTCAGGAACAGGGCCAGCTCGCCCAGGTTCTTGAAGACGTTGCGAAGGTTGTCTTCCATCTCCGGCATGTCCTGCTGGCCGTAGCGCTCCTTGAAGGCCTCGTTGTGCCAGTAGAACATGAACAGGATGCGCCCGATACGGTCCAGCCCCAACAGCAGGTCGCCGATGTAGCTGTCCACGACGGCGTCCGAGTCCATGGTCTTCACCAGGCCCGAGATCACCGCGGTGTCGAGCACCTCCTTCTGGCCCTGCTGGGAGGCGTTCTCCGCGAAGCGCTTGGCGCCCTCGTCGATGTAGTTGTGCTCGCGGTACATCTCCCGGTTGAACGGATCGATCTGGCCCAGGTTCTCCAGGTTGTGCTGGGGGTACTGGATCGGGGCCGGGATGCCGCCTTCGTTGCCCATAGCCGGTTCCGGGAAGTAGGCGGGCGCGGGCGCGTCACCGTATCCTTGCGCCAGCTTTACGATGTAGTTGCAAGCCTTGCGCGGCTGCGCCTGCTTGACCAGCAGTTCCGCATCCTTCTGGTTCAGGCCGTAGGTCATGACCAGGGTCTTCAGGGTGGCCACCTTGGACAGGGGCGGACCCTGCGTCCCGTTGAGATCGGTCTTGAAGGTGATGCCGTCGGTCAGGATGCGCATGCGGCGGTACCGGCCCTTCTTCTCGCCGGCGGCCTTCCACAGCTGCTGCCAGAAGTCGTTGATGTTGCCCAGGTCCAGCGTGGACTTCGGCGCGGACTTCGGCGGGGGGCAACAGACGGTGTCCCTGAGCTTGTCCGACTCCCGGATCACGATGGCCTTGAACCCCTTCGGCACGTACAGGGCCTCGCCGACCTGCTGCATGTCCGGCACGTCCTTGTCCGTGATCACCAGACTGCGCACCGAATCGGAGAAATCGTCGTCCGAGATGTTGGTGTCGCGCCGCTTGACCAGCGAGTTGGAGGACATGTCGTGGTCCCGCCCCCACACGTCGAACTCCACCTGCCCGTCGCCGTTGGTGCGCTTGTTGTCCACCTGGAAAACGCACGTGCCTTTGCACCCCGGGCCCACAAGCACGGCGGTCTGCCCGGGCTTCATGTTCTTCGGGTCGGTGCCACTGTTGAGCAGGTTCTTCATGGCGCTGGAGCCATACTGCTGGCGGGTCAGGATGTCGACGGGGAAATAGTTGCCGTAGGCCTTCTGGTCCAGGTCCACGACCACGCACATGCCGTTCTTGTCCCGGCGACCGTACGCCGAGAAGAGCTTCGGCGCGGTGATGATCAGCATCTTCCGCGTGCCGCCGTCGCGGTTGTAGACGTCGTACAGGCCCGGATCGCGCGGTCCCTGCACGGACGTGTTGACCTGGGTAGAGTAGACCTGCGAGGTCGCGTCGTCGTGCCGGGCGTCCTTGATCAGATAGCGTTCCCGCATCAGCGCCTCGCGGTCGGTGTCGGTCAGGTAGGGGTCGTACTGCGTGGCCTCCTCCTGCGTGATCACCAGGGCCGCGCCCTTGAGGGGCATGGCGGGCTGCAGGTCGTTGAGGAGGTCCTCCTCGCGGCCGTGCTCGTCCTGCTCCTCCTGCGTGACGGGCTTGTCCACGGGGATGGTGTTCTTGGGCTTCTTGCCCTTGCCGGTCGATTCCGTATGCGGGCCTTTGTCCGCGTCGGTGGAGCCGGCCTTGATCGGCTCGATGGGTTCCACCGGCTTGGCTGTCGCGGCGGACCACAGGGAACAGGTCGCGTTGGGTGAGATGTCACCGGAGACCTGGGTGCAGCCGCCGCCCTCCGTGTAGTTGTTGCAGGCGCTACACTTCGAGAAGGCCGCGTCCTCCTGGTAGTTGACGGAGTCCTTGTCCGCCTTGGCCGCTTTCTCAAAGCCGGCGATGTCATTCTTCAGGTCGTAGAACCCCAATACGGCGTTGGCGAACTTCTCGTCCTCCTTCATAGAGGCCACGAGGTTGAGCATCGCCCGCTTGCCCAGCGCCTTGAGCGCTCCGGGCACGGTGAAGCGCGTGCCCAGCGACGCGTACTTCTTCCCGTTGGGCCAGTTCTCGGGGTGGAAGACGGGCATGAACCCGTGCAGGTTCGGGTCCATCCGCTCCACGATCTGATTGAAGCTGGGCCGGGTGTGCGCCGCGAACTTGGAGCCGATGTACGGACTCCGGGCGAACACGTCGAAGTCGGGCTGGCGCAGCGGTATTTCGTTGCGCTCCCGCTCCTCCGGCTCGCCCAGCACGGACGGCCTGCGGTTGAGGATGTAGTTGACCCACTCCTCGGTCATCGGCACGAACGCGTCCTGGCTCTTGATGTACATCAGCTCGTGGCCCTTCAGCTCCCCGTTGATGAAGAACACGGGGGCATAGACCCACTCTGATCCCACCTTGAACCCGAAGATCCCCACCGCGTGGGTCTCCTCTTCGTTCTTGTCGACGAGCTGGAACCCGATCAGGTAGTCCAGCATGGAGGGAGCCTTGTCGCGCAGTCGGGCGTACGCCACGTCCGCAAAGGTGCGCTCCAAGTTGCTTTCTGATGCGTTTGGCGCCGGCATCCGTCTGCGCTCCTTGATCTATGCGGGTTGTTACGCTCCGAAGAGGCCGCCTCGGGGACGGGTGTTCGCGAACCTCAGGTTTTCCAGCATGCCCTGCATCTGGTAGTTCCGCAGGGCCTGTCGCATGATGAGCTTGTTGACGCGCTTCATCTCGTCGGGCGCCATGCCCCCGATCTCACCCATGGACGAGCCGCCCAGGAGGTCGGAGTACGGCCCGCCAATGCGGCTGACGGCCTTTTCCAGCCCACGCGACGCTCCGCGACCCAGACCCGTCAGGATGGGCAAACCGCCGGCCAGCGCGGCCCCGACGCCCAATGCCTTGAGCAGCGGGCTGGCACGCTTCAGCACGATCGCCACCTTGATCATGGTCTTGGGCACGCGTATCACCTGGGCCACCTTCTCGACGCAGGCGTCATCGGGCATCGCCGCCTCGATGCACCCCACGGCGTAACCCAGACGGGACACAGCGCTCGCGCGCCCCATCTCGGAGGCTTCCTTCGTCAACTCTTCGACACTCGACATCGCTTGCTCCTCAGTATCCGACGTCGCCTTTTGGCTTGCCGAACTCGACGCCCTTCGCGAGTGGAGGGATGAATGAGGTGCCGTGCTCCTTGGACTCTCGTCCACGGTGCAACGCCCCCATTAAGGACTTTTTCAAATGGAAACCGCCCAATCGCACCATCCAGTCGCTGGAGTGTGAGAGGGTTTCCATCGCCCGTGTCATCTCCGGTACGAAGCTTGGTTCGTCGGCATGGGCCAGCACATTTTCTACGCCGTGGTCCTGCAAACTCTTGGCCACGCGGGGCGTGACGCGCGTCCCGATCGAATAGTGCAGTGCGGGACGTTCCAGGTATAACCCAAGGGCACGCTTCGGGGCAACCGTTTTGGAGCCATAACGGGCCTGATATCCGCGCACGATGTCGTCGTACTCGGCCACGTCGTCGGGCAGGGTGTCCGCCGGTCCGTCCAGATCCGTCACCCTGACGTGGTTGATCAGGCCCCTGGAGAGCAGTTCCACGTTGCGCCGGTGCGCCTTGAAGCGGTTCTCCTCCAGCGTCTTGCGGAACATCTCCATGAAGTACCGCCGGCCCTCCCCGATCCCCTTGAAGCGCGTGATCTCGGCCGGGTTCGGGATGCCGCTGGAAAGGACGTCCCCGGCCTCCACCTTGTCCCCACGCTTGACAACCAGGTCCTCGCCTGCCGGCACCCAATGTTCGGTACCCGCAATCCGAATGTACTGGCCGCCTTGTGGAGCATTCTCCACCCGCTCGACTCGACCGTCAACGGTTGATATCGCAGCAGCCCCGGCAAAAGTCTTGGGAACCTGCACGAGTTGGTTGATCAGGTCGATGCCCGTCTTGGCCTCGTCGCGCTTTTTCAGCTTCCCGCCGCCGTGTTTGACGTTCAGCTGACCCTGCCCGATGGGTTCGGAGATGGCGTGTGCGGCGGCCATCCCGACGTTGTCGCCGATAGGCGGGAAGCCGCCTCGCTCGCGCACCCCGGCGCACTGCTGGCAGATGCCGTTCTCCGCCTGGCAGGTCATGGGCGAACGCACCACGATCTGGTCCTTCAGCTTGCGCATGTTATTGGGGTCCAGCACCTCGCCGCGTTTGAACGCGCCAGCGTCCGAAGCCAGCACGGCCCCCTCGTTGTCCGGGTCGTGAGCGTCCACCACGAGGCCGTTGGGCGTGCCGCAATCCTTTTCGGTGACCACCAGGCGGTGGGAGGCCGCCGCGAGCTGCTTGCCCAGGAACCCCGACTTGGGGGTGGCAAACTTGGTGGCGATGGTGCCCTTGCGGGCCGTGTACGCGCCGGCCCAGTACTGCACGGGGTCCAACCCTTCCGAGAAAGACGTAAGGACCGGCACCGGGATCGGGCGGTCCTTGTGGTCCGTGAAAAGCAGATCCCCTGCTGTCAGGGAGCGCAGGCCGGCGGGGTTGCCCCGGCTGCCGGAGGAAACCTGCACGGCCAGCGGGTTGTCGGCCGCCAGGTTCTCTTTGTAATTCTCCTGCGTGACGGGCTCCAGCGCGTCGGAGATCAGTCCCACGATTCTTTCATTCTTCTGTTCCTGGGTGCCGGGTCCGTCCAGCACCTTGTCGATCTTCTTTTGCAGTTCCTTGCGGGCGCGCTCGATGCCCAGCGGCGTGCGCAGCGAGTCGAGCGTGAGGCTGGTCACGCCGCCGTGCCCCGTCACCGCGTCGGCGGCCAGGGTGTGGAGGCGCTGGTTGATCTCGGCGTAGTGGTCGGGGTGCTTCTCGGCCAGTTCGGTGAACAGCGGCGCGAGGGACTTCTTGTCGATGACACGGCGGTAGTCGCGCATGTCCTCGGGCAAGGCCTCGTTCAGCAGGAGCTGTCCAACCGTCGTTTCCATTCACAACCCCTAAACGTTCGGCTTGGGCGTCTTCATGTCCACACCCGTAGAGATCATGTTGCTGGGGTCGGTCATCTTACTGGTGTCGCCGTAGGTGGTCTTCATCCAGTCGCTGAAGTCGGTCATGCCCGTGGACGGCGAACCCGTACCCTCCGCGAAGGGCATGTTGCTTGACTGCGTACGCGGGGTGAGCGTCTCCACGCCCGTGCCGCCACGCTGGGCCATGGTCACGTTGCCCTGCTGCGGCTGCATGTTGAAGAAGGCGTTTGTCTGGGCCCTGCGCTGCAGGTTCGGGCCGGCCGACTGATCCACGGGCAGGATCGCACCTTCGCCCTTGCTCAGGTTGAGCCACTTCGCGCCGGGGTTCCGGGCGTTCACCTGGTTCTTGAACGATGAAGCCGCCTCGGCGGCAGAAGGGGATGTACTTGCCGCCGGCGCCGTGGCGGGTTCGGTTGGTGCGGGCGCCGCTCCAGGTGTATTTGAAGCCGGAGGCCTCGCCGCAGGCATTGGACCCAGCCTGAGTGGGACGGAGCCACCTTGTGTTTGCCTAGCTCCGCTTCGTACACCAATGAGCCGTGAACCGGGCGTAACACCGGGCTTCGTAGGTTGTTTTAGCGCACCAGCGAGTTGAGGATGCACCGAAGTCGTACCCTTCAGCGCGTCGCGTGCCACGCCCAACGGCACGTTCCTGGATTTGGCCCAGCGCCTTAGTTCCCTGAACCCTCGCCTCTCAATGTCTTCGCGTAGCCCCTCGTCCTTCATGATCTCTTCGCTCAAGCCGCGAACCTGATCCCTGCGAGAAGCCTGTTCCCGCTGCTCGGGGGTTTGATTTTTCTTGGCAGCACTTTCAGCACGTGCGCCAGGGTCGCCCCAAAAGATACTTGAAATTCCTTTCTCGAACGGATTTGGTCCACTTCTCATATACTTCTTGCCCGTGTGTTCCATTGCTCCTAAGATACCCTTATCCGAACCTATTCCTCCCAGCCCGGACAGCAGAGTATGCCCCACGCCTATCCACGTGCCCAAAGGGTCCACAACCGGCTTTTTAAGGAGCTCCCAAGTGTCCACGCCCCGCTTTTCCAACTCAGCGGCTGTTTCGATCAACGTGTATAATGCTTGCTTGTCCTCGTCGTCGAAGTCGGCTTCCTTGCAAAACCGGTCCACACCCTCCTCGAAGGCAGCTCTACGCTCGGCCGTCTTGGGATAGTTCCACATTTGATGTCCCGCAGACCCGGACGCTACAGGTGGCGAACCGCCTTTCCACAACGAACCCAGTGAACCCAAAAGGTCAGCCCCTATGCTCCCGTAGAGCGCGGTGTTCAATACCTTGCCCCCCACGTTCATGGCCTGACCCATCACGCCAGGTGTTTTGCCCGTGGAAGGGTCCACATTTTTGCGGCCCGTGGCCCAGTCAACGAAACGTGTAGCCAATCCCGGCTTCCCTGACGCTGCGGCAGGCGCCGCAGGCGGACGCGTTCCAGGTGCCACACCTTCTGTAATCATGGAGCGATCCTGCCAACCACGCATGTGACGAGGTGCTTTCTTGCCTGTGATGGGATCACGCTTCGGCAACTTTACTTGTGCTGGTATGCGTTCAAAAGCTTTCCTGGGGGTAATGTCAGCACGCAGAGCGGAACGTGCCGCTGAAGTACCTCTTCCAAAAAACCTGCGCAGCGCAGGGATAACTCGCTGCCCCAACCGCCGAAGCAGTGCTGCTCCCCCTCGCCGCAAAAGCCACCCTCCCGCCACTCTACCGACCGTGGGCAGGGCAGCCGCCACCAAGGGGGCAACCGCCGCCTTCTCAAAAGACAGGGGCCCCACGCCGGGCAGGAGGGGAGGGACATAATCAGGACGGATCACTTGGTACCCCTTTCGGAAAATGCCCACTGACCACCCGGGCGTTCAGCCCGATGCCCATCGCCTCCAAGGTCTTGTCGAAATGGGGGTCCCCGGCTTTGATGGAAAGGATCTGATTCTCCTTCGTGCGCTGCACGGCGATGACCGGCTGCCCGTGGTCGTCCAGAATGACCACGGACTGGACATTGTCCAAAACCTGCACGGGCTCGAAGCCCTCGCCCTGCACACGCACGTTCATCAGCGTCGCTGGCCACTCCTCAGGTTGCTGCAAATGCGGCTGAGCATCTTCGCCCTGGATACGTTGCCGTTGCCGGATGCCTTCTTCTCGCCCTCCGCGGCAGCCACCATCATGCCACCCGTGGGCGGGGGCGGTGCCGCGCCGCCGGCATCGATCGCCGGGATGGGTGCTTCGGGAGCCATGCCGCCTTCGGCGGGAGCCAGGGCGTTTTCGCCTTCCATCCCCGTCTCTGCGGGAGGCATGGCTGCCCCGCCCTCGGCGGGCGCCATCATGTCGGCCATGCCCAGCGCCCCGATCAGCTGGTCCAGCTTGGACAGGATCATGTCGATCTTGGCGTCCTTGCCCGCCGCCGCGCTGGGCTTCTTCTCGGGCTCGGCGCCGCCTTCGCCACCGCCGCCTTCGGCGGGCGCGGGAGCGGGCGCTCCGCCTGCGCCGCCCTGCTGGGCGATCATGGTGAAGAGTTGGATCAGGTCGGGCAGCGCAACCGTCATGGTCTCGCCGCCGGCACCGGCAGCCGCCGGGTCCATGGGCGCGCCTTCAGCCGGCGGTGCCCCACCTGCAGCCATGGGGTCAGCCGGCATGGCGCCGGCCATCATGGGATCGGGCGGCATGGGGGCCGCTGGCGCGCCTGCCGGTGGAGGCGGCATGGGCGCACCCGGAGGTGCGGGAGCCGCACCGGCGGGTGACATGGGCACGAAGGCTTCCTTCTTGGCAGCCGTCTTCTCCGCCTTGCGGATCGCGCCGCGTGCCAGCTTGATCAGTTGCGGGTTGAGTCTGTTCATCGTCTGGCCCTCATTCTGGCCTGTATGGCCCTTAAGATCCCCTCACGTCTGGATGGCGGCAGGTCCGCCAGCATCTTTTCCCGGGTACGGCGGTCCTCCAGCGTGTCCATGTGCGCCACGGGCCGGGGTGGTGAAAAGGGCATCTCCATCTGCATCTGGAGGCCACTCATCCCCAGCGCCTGCTTGATGAGGTACGCCTTAGCGTCCATAGCTGCGTGCCGCCTTGTGGACGGCTGAAAGCACACGGGCCGCCCGTTCGCGGTCCGAAGCCTGCTTGATGATCTGCTCCGAACCCTGCTTGGTCAGCGCCCTTTTCAGGAAGTGGCCCAACAGCTGAGCGGAGCTGAGTTTAATGCGATTGCCTTTGTCGTCCTTCAGCTTTCCGAAGAATTTCTGCGAACGGTTCAAGTGCTTCACGGTCTTCTTGGAAGCCTCGCGCTTGAACTTATCGAGAGCCTTGGCGCCTTTCTTGCTCTTGACGCCCTTCTTCTTGGCCTTGTTGAACAACTTCCGTTCCTTGTCTGTAGCAATTCCGGGCTTCGTCTTGCTACCGACCAGTTTGCCGTAAGACTTGAGGCCCTTTCGAGCCCCGGAGCGCAGCTTGCCGGCAGCGTTCACGAGCCCCTTGGCAGCGCTACCCTCCTTCGTGGCAAAGCCGAAACCTTCCTTGGTGATCAGGCTGAGGATCTCTGCTCGGCGCAGCGCGGACGTCTTGACCGCCTGTACGGAAACCTTGTCGGGCTTGGGCGTGGTCACGAGAATCTTCCCCTCCTTGCCTTTCGGCTTGGGCAGCACCTTCTTGGCAACACCTTTGGACGCGGACATGATAGTTCTCCCTGTGCATCAACGCAGCGGATTATAGGGTCCGATACGTTGTTTGTCAGCTCCTTATGGAAACACGGTCTCCCAGGCCGATGTCCCCGCGCTGGTAGGCAGCCAGCACGTCCTTCTTGTCCCGGAACACCCGTAACGGCTTGTCGCTCTTGGCCGTACTGGCCAGGTACAGGCCCATCAGGAACTCGTTGACGGGCACGTAATGGGTCTTGAAGAACCTCGCGGACTTCAGGTTCTTGCTGGGCAGCATCTTGTCCACCGCGTCAGCGACGGCCTCGTCGGTCACCGGCACGTGGTAGTTCATCGCGTCGCCGTCGAAGTCCGCGTTGAAGCCGCCCACCGTGGTCGGGGAGACCTGCAGGGTCTTGCCCTTGGTCAGCACCGGCCAGGCCGCCATGAACCCGTAGCGGTGCAGCGTGGGCGCGCGGTTGATCAGAACGGGCCGCGTGGAAATCTCCTCCTGCAGCGCGTTGGCCGCCACCTCCGTGCGGTTGGCCGCAGCCTTGGCCGCGTCCATCGCCGGCATGCCGCGGCGGATCAGGCGCCGGACCACGAAGGGCCGGTAGATCGTCCAGACCTTGTCCTCGGGGATGCCCACCTGGTCCATGCTCAGGCTCGGGTTGGGCGTGATCGCCGCCCGGCCCACCACGTCCACGGGGCTGCCCAGCACCCGGCGCTGGAACATCCCGAACTTCGGGCTGGAGCCGAAGACGTGGGCCAGGAGACCCTTGACCCGCTTCTCCTGGGTCTTGGCCTGCACGGGGTCGCCCAGGCCGGTCACGGCCTTGAAGGCGTGGTAGGTGCGCAACCGCGCCCTGCCGCCGTGCCTGCGGCCCAGCTCGGACGAGATCTCCTTGAGGTCCGTGTTGGCGTTGATCAGGTCCCGGTACAGGAAGTTCGGGTCGGCCGAGAGCTGCATGGACCGGTACTGGGTGATCGGGCGCATGGACGGCGGCAGCACCGGCACCTTGGAGAGCATCAGGTCGCTGGGCTTCATCCCGGCCTTCTTGAGCGTCTCGTAGTAGCCCAGCGTCTTGACCGCGTTGTCCCGCTTGGACTTCGCGCCGTCCTTGATGATCAGCTTGGCGTTGTCGATGGCCTCGTCCAGGTTGATGCGCTTCAGCGCCGCCCCGATGGCCTTGGTGCCCGTCTCGCCGCCGATGTCCTCCTTGCCCTGCAGGACCTCCTCGAACTTGACCTTGGTCAGGCCCAACATGCGACGAATGGGCTCTTCCATCACGGGATTGGGCATGGGTTCGGCCAGTTTTATATGGCTCCAGCGGCTGCCCCCGTGCCCTCCGGTGAGCCCGCGATCGAACAGCCCACCGTCGATCTCCTTGAGCGTGTCGGAGTCCACCGTCTTGGCCTCGGTGATCTCCCCGCTGGTCATCTCGTCCACGTCCTTGTCGGTCATGGCCAGCAGCTGCGTCCGGTCGCCGTTCTTCTTGACGTTGATGCCGGCGCCGCGCAGGTGGTTGAGGAACTTGTCGTAGACCATGGGCACGCTCGGCGAGGGGGGCGTGTAGCCCATCCTGAAGGCCCGCCAGAAGTCGTCGTTGCGCTGGCCCCTGACCACCTGGGCGTCGCGCAGCACGCCGGTCGCGCCATGGGACAGCAGGGCGTTCTGCTCCATGTTGCTGACCCGCTTTGAGCCCAACTCGCCGCCCTTGGCCGGGATGCCCTCGGAGGTGTAGGCGCCCACGTCGCGGCCCTTGCCCTTGGACTCGGCGGTGTGGTGCAGCTTGAAGATGAAGCGGTCCCCGGTCAGGATGTCCGGCACCTTGCGGTTGGTGGTCGGGTCGTAGAGGTCCTCATGCGACTTCATCCGCTCCCGGCTGAGCTCCTTCCGCACGTAGTCCACCATGCTCTCGTCCATGAAGCCCGGCACACTAATGGGCTTGCCCCGCTTGCGGGCCACCTTGCCCAGCAGCGTCTCGTACACCTGGGAGGGGTTGCCGCGCGTGATGATGCCCAACGGGTTGAGCAGGATCTCGTAGGGCTTGCCGTCCCGGTCGTGCATCATCTGGTCGTCGGGCACGACCTTGGAGATCACGCCCTTGTCGCCGTAGCGGCCGGCCAGCTTGTCCCCCTCCTGTGCCGGCATGTAGGCCTTCACCGTCACGTTGAAGCCGCCGTCGTCCGTCTCGTCCACGCCGGTCACCATGCCCGGGGACTCGTGATCCCAGGTGATGGAGGTGTCGGTGTACATGGGCTTGCGGCCCCGATGCACGGCCGAGGGTTGGTTCTTGCGCATGGACAGCACCACGGGGTCGCCGTACTTGATGGTGGTGCCCACCTTGGCCACGCCGCGCTCGTCCAGCGCGCCTAGCTGCTTGCGGTTGAAGGTCGTCGGGTAGATCGAGACGAACTGCTTGCGCCCCGTGACCGTGTCGTCCTCCTTGTCGAGCGTGTGCTGGTACATGTGCTCGCTGGAGAGCCGCTTGGCCGCCGACTCGGAGATGACAATGGCGTCCTCGAAGTTGAGGCCCTTGTAGGGCACGTAGGCGGTGCGCAGGTTGGTGCCCAGCGCCAGCGCGCCCTGGTCGTCCGTGTAGTTGCTGGTGGCCAGCAACTGCCCCTTGCGGACCCGGTCCCCGATCTTAACGGTCGGGGTGTTGTGGATGAACGTGTTGTGGACAACGACGCCGCCGTTTACCGCAAAAGCCTCGGATGCCGCCACGGACAGGTCATAAACATATTCCTCGCTGGGCACCTCCGTAATCGACTTGATCCGGTCCCAGGACACGTCGGAGGCGCCCCACTTTCCAAAAACACCAGACCCCGTACGCACTCTGTGTTTCGCCACGTAGCCCTTGTTAACCGTTTTGTAGACGAAATGCGGCACAGTTTCCAACTCGCCATACAAGGCTTTACGCGCTTCCCGTGGCACCGGAACCACGTCAAACTTGGACGCGCGCGTGTTCTCCCTAACCAACGCGTCGAGCAGGCGTTGACGGTCCTCGTAGAACATCCACCGCGTCCGCTTCAATTCCTTGTTCGGGAAGCGCAGCCCGTAGCCGTCACGCCATGCCTCGTTGTCACGGGGTACGTCGAAAAGCGTCGTGAAGACTCCCAAAGTGCCCGCGAGAACGACCAGATCGTCGCGAAGACGTTTGGATACGGTCACTGCCGTGAGCTGAACAGTGCCGTTTCTGTCCGCCCACAAGTTGCCGTCGCCGGCCAAATAGCCTTGTAACAGAGCCTGTTTGAACGACATGTTGGCATTCATCAGCTGTCGGCCGATAAACTTGCCGTGCGAAAGGTGTCCGCAGTTCTTTATGAGAAACTTGCTCAAATCAGCATCGGTAGCGCACACGGAACCGCCGTTCCTGAAAGGTTTGCAGCCAAGTTCGCGAAACAGCCGCATTACCTCGTCTGCCCGCTCTTCCGGCGCAACCGCTATGATGATGAGATTGGGCTGGTTCTGAGGAATATGTCCTTCCGCCAGGTACAGGCCGGTCAACGTTCCCAGCTTGTCCTCGCCGAAAAATCCGCGACACCCTTCAAAACGAGGCAGCGCCACGGGTATGCGCGTGTGCCCAACGACGCAAGCGCTTGGGTAAGCGGGGACGAGATCGCCTTCAGGGCCCATCACCATCAAGCTGTGATCCTCAGTTATTGTGAAGGCTCTGCCTGAATCCGTTTTGACCCGGTACAGGCGCTTGTCACACTCGTGACGCGTATAGCCAGTTACCTCCATCCATGCGGACAACTTCGTTTCAGGGTCGATCGACAGCGTCAGGTCCCCCTGCTCGAATTCGTAGGCGTCCAGTCGCGTAACAAGGAGTTCGCCGTTACGCTTGATCAGCACCTCGCAATCCCCGGTCAGGCTCTTCCGGTTGAAGGGGAAGTTGCGATACAGCTCATGCTCCTTGGTGGTCCCGTCGGCGTACTTGACCTTGATGCCGTTCTTGTTCATCGAGGTCACCACACCCGGAGCCTGCGCGCGTATGGCACCCACCCGGTCCCCGTACAGCTCGTCAAAGGACTTGCCGCTCCTCTCCAGGTTGCGGACCAGCGGGGCCTCCCGCTCGCGCAGGGGCAGCGCCTGGGTGAAGTACTTGGCGCCCATCAGCAGGCGCCCGCCCTTGATGCCCGACACCAGGGGAACCAGGTTGGAGCTGAGCGTGAACATCTGGTTGGGGTCTTCGACCTCGTAGTCCACGTCCTTGCGGTCCACGTACTGGACCTGCCTGGACTTGACCATGGCCCTGACCTTGCCGCGCTTCTTGTTCAGCTCGCCCGGAAAGGCCACCACCGACTCGGCCGCCTTTGCCGCGGAGACCATCTCCTCCTTGCCTGTCTTCGGGTTGAACATGGGCGCGTGGAACTGCCCGTCGGAACCCTTCATCACGCGATGGGACACGCGCGAGTCCACGCCGATCTTCTCGCTCTCCGGGCTTCTGATCGGGTCCAGGTAGGCGAAGTGGCTGGGCTGGACGTTTCGGCTCTCCTCCGGCACCGAGTCCAGCGACGGAATGCCGCCCTCGCCCAGGCGGATCACGCGGAGGTTCTGGTCCATGATGTCCATGGGGTTGGTCTCTTCGAGACTCATCCCCATGCCGCTTCTCAGCAGCACGCCGAACATTTGCCCGGAAAGCGCCCCCGTAGGCACGTGTTTCAGGTTGCCCCGCAGCGTGGCGCGCCACAACAGCTTCCGGCCGGTCTGGCCGGCGTCGCGGTTCACGCGCTCGGTGAAGAAGTCCTCGGGACCGTACAGCTTCTGGTAGGCCAGCGAGTCCCGGTCGTCGGTGTCCTCCATCCCCTTTGAAATGTTCAGGAGCTTCTGGCTGACCCTGAGCAGCGTCGGGATGCCGGCGTTCTTGAAGCCCTCACCGACCGTGGACTTGGTCACGTCAGGGTCCAGCTCCATGCGGTCGAAGACCTGGTTGAGCTCGATGCCCTGGTCGGTGGCCCCGGCGGCCTTCTCAAAGGCGCGCTCCACGATTCCGATGCCGGCACCGGAAAGCAGGTACGCCGCGCGCTTGGGCTCGTTCTTGGAGCGGTGGATGGCAAAGGTGATGTGGAAGCGGTGCTCGTTGCCGTTGTCGCCGATGGGCAGCTCGGGAAAACCCAGATCGCGCCGGTACTTCTTCAAGTCCGGGCTCTCCACCTCGATGAACCAGACCCGGTCCACGCCGTCCCACCCGTCCGGGATCAGGGACATCATGCGCCTGAGCGCGAAGCGTATGGACTTGCCGTCCTTGGCCGCGCCCTTCCACTGCTCCTCGCCGTGCCGGTCGATCAGCTCCTGGGCTTCGCTGGAGCGCAGAAGCGTGATGTGCGGGTCGTTGGGGTTCTTCTCGATGTCCACGCCTTCATTGGCGAGGCTGTCCCGAGCAGCGTCCATAAGCCCCTTGTGGACCTGGACATAGACCCACGGTTTGCCGTCGTTGCCCTGGCGCTGGGCCCGCACGGTGCCGTGGAACCACAACTTCGTCCACCGCATCTCCTGGTCCTTGAAACCGATCTTGGCTTCCTTCTCCAGCTTGGCGGAGACCTGTTGCTCGATCTTGTGCCAGGCCTGCGCACCCTGCACGCCGCGGTCGTCCACGTAGGCGTCGGCGATCAGCTTGTCGGATGCAGTGTCGGGCTGGTCCGGGTTCTCGTTGACGTAGTCGTAGGGGATGTCGTGCTTGTGCAACCAGTCCTTGGTCAGCTGGTCGTCGCCCCGCACGGTGTGGATCAGGACCCGGTAGCCCTTGTCCTGGAACTTCTTCATGGCCTTGCGCGCGCCGGGGCGGGGGTCGGGGATCTTCTTGGGATCGAAGGACTCGTACATCTCGGCCAGCGTGCCGTCCAGGTCCACGGCCACGGTCGGGATCTTGGCCGCCGTCTTCGACATGGCGATCTTGGAGATCGACCTCTCGGCCTCCATCTCGTCCATGTCGTACAGCTGCTTGACCCAGTCCGTCAGCGTGTCGTGGTTCTTGGCGTAGTCGCAGGTGATCTCCTCCCACGGCTCGATGTCGCGGGTGGCGATCAGGTTGGCCATGCGCCCGTCGGGTGCTACGGCCGTGACCGTGTTGGCCATGTCGTCGGGCTGGTGATTGACCCACAGCGCCGGCCCGGAACGCACGAAGTCGGCCTCGGTGTCGCCGGTCATGCCGATGCGGATGTAGGCCGGCGTGACGCGCGTGCCGGCCGGGACGGGCTGCTGCGTGTACAAGCCGTTGCCGTGGACCCGCGAAGGCCCCACGACCAGGTCGTTGTCCACCTGGGTGAACTGGGCGACTTTGGCCAGCCCTTCCCGGTCGGCGTCGATGCCCGGCTGGTCCGCGCGGGTCGCCACCAGCTTGGCGAAGGCGCGGGAGACGGCGCGCGGGTCGGCCGCCTCGGTGTTCTTCTGCAGGAGCTCCTTTCCCCAGATCTGCTCGATCTCGCGGTCGGGCACGCCCATGGCCTTCAGGATCGGGTACATCTTCAGCGTCGACTGGCCCACGGCCAGGCGGAAGATGCCGGTGTCCGGCTCCATGTACATGCGGAAGGACGGGCCGGTGCCGGGCGCCACGTTGAAGTGGGCCTCGATCATGCCGTTGTCCTTGACGCGGGAGTAGACCCCGGGCTTGAGGCGCATCTGGTTGGAGATGGTGTACTCGTTGCCGCGGTAGATGAAGGTGCCCCGAGGCGTGACATAGGGCACGTGTGCGATCACGGCCTTCTTTGAATCGACGACCTTGCCCGACTCCTTATCGACCAGGCGCCAGGTGCCGGACAGCTGACGGGTCATCGTCTGGCCCGTCATGATCGCTTTTTTCTGGTCTTCCAGGGAGTAAGGCTTGTCCTTGCCGTAGCCCAGATCAGCCACTTCCATGCGATAGCGGGTGTTCTCGACCGGGTACTTCTTGGCCACGGCGTCGAGCACCCCGTCGAAGATGGAGCCGCGCATGGTGTCCACGTCGTCGAACGTGCGATGCGTGACGGCCGGTTTTGGTTTGACCGGCGCGCTCAGCGTGTCATTGAGAAGGGCTTCAGGCATGTGAGGACCCCGTGTCAGCTTATGGCCAGTCCAGGTTCCCCGGCCTCCACCCGGATGGGTGGCATGTACGAACGCATGCGCTGGCGCACGGCCTCGCGCACGAGTTTCAGCTTCTGTCTCTTCGGGTCGCGCTTCTCGGCCCATTCCTTGGCCGTCATGTGCGCGCCCTGACCCAGCAGCGCGGCCAGCGCCAGGTAGGTGCCCAGGATCTGGTTGAGCTCACCCTCGGCGCACTTGACATGCATCTGCGCCAGCCCGTCGATCATCTCGCCGGCGCTTTGAGCCCGGGCGCTGCTGACCTTCAAGCTGCCCGACTGGCTGTACTCCTCCTCGAGCGCCTTCTCGAACTCGGCCTTGGCTTTGACGAGCCGCTCGTTGATGCGGGCCAGCTCCTCGGCGTCGATGTCCTTCTCCGCCTTGCGGAACCCCTCGGCGAAGGCGTTGGGGGCGGTCAGCGCCATCATGGGGTAGTACCAGGGCAGCGTGCCGGGATCGGACGTGGTGCGTGTGAGCCGTTCCTTCTCCTCGTCGATGCGTTGGGAGGCGTGCATCTTGAGGTCTTCGGCCGTCTCGCGCAGCGGGCGCGTCAACGCGTCCAGCGCACCAGCCTTCTTCTCAGGGAGCGCCAGGGAGATCTCCCTGCCGGGCACGCCCACCGAGTCCTCCGGCAGCAGGCGCTTGGTTTCCTCTTCCTCGCTACGCAGATGCCTCATCAGGTAGCCGGCCATGTAGCTCTTCTGGCGCAGCTCGTTGATGCGGTTGATCGCCGAAGTGGTGGCCTCTTCCTTGGAGGACGGGATCTTCTTGTAGAGCTTCTTCTGCTGGCGCTCCAGCTCCAGCTCCCACGGCTCCAGGACCTCGGCGGCCCGTTTCGCGAATTCACCCATAGCTCACCTCACATGAACAGGCTGCCGGACTCGGACGGCATGTGCGCGTAGTTAAGCATCCAACGGATGAACACGCGCCAGTTCTTGATGTCCTCGTCGTACTCGTGCTTCTCGAAGGAGATCTGTCCCATACCGTTGCCGACCACCTGGCAGATCTTCCGGTACAGCTTCATGTCCTCGCTCTTCGACAGGTCCAGCACGTGCACGTGGACCTGCGCTGCGACCTGTGGCTGAACCCGGTCCGTCTCCTTCAGGTTCGGCACGCGGCCCCGGAAAGGCAGGCCGTCGAAGCCCGGCAGGATGGACTCCTTGCCGTGCATGCCGTACGGGTCCACCAACTGCGGGTCCAGATCTTCCTGCTTTTGCCGCTCGGCCTGTTGCGACTCCTCGGCGCTGATGTCCGAAACCTCTCCTACCGGTTCGACCTCGGGCGCCTTGCTCCCGTTTCCATTGTTGCCAGACATGCTCAAGCGCCTCTCTTGGCTCTAAGCCTTTGCCTGATCACGCGGGCCATCTGCTCGTACTTGGCCGCCAGTTCGGCGCGGCGCATGGCCTCCACGTCCTCCACGGACGGGCTGGTCAAGCGGGCCTCGATCGCGCCGGCCGTGCCGCCCAGCGCCATGGGCGCCAACACCCCGGCATACGCCAGGTTCTTCAGCAGCGCGCCGCCCACGTCGGCCCCCGCTCCCACCAGCTTCGTTCCGACGTCCGCAGCGCCCCCGGCCCCGGCGACCGCCGCCGCCATGGGGTCGAAGGCCTGCTTGACGTGCTCGTGGAACTCGTCAGGCGTGATGCCCTCCTCGGCCAGCTTTCTCAGAAAGCCGACCTTGAAGGCGTTGATCCTCTCCCTGGTCTCGTCGCCCATGATTACCTCACATAGATGGATAGTAATCGGGGTAAGGCTGCGAGGGCGCGCCGGAACTGCCCAGCATGTAGCCCAGCAAGCCGACGCCCGTGCCGCCGGTGCCCAGCGCGCCGTAGCCGACCATGCGCCGGCGTCGCGCCAGTTCCTCCATCAACAGCTTCTTCAGTTTCTTGCCCTTGGCCTTCTCGCCGGCTTCACGCAAACCGGCCTTGGCTCCGCGGCGCGTCAGGTAGCCGCCCTTGCCGCGCATACCCAGGATGTCGCCAACGGACAGGCCCAACTGCTCCGCACTCTCCCCGAACGCCATCGGCTTCTTCTTCGCCGCCGCCCGGCCGACTGCTTTCAGCGCGGTGCGCATGATGGCCGTCTTCTGCATGAGGACGGGCAGCAGGCGCTCCTTACGCGCCTGGTGCCGGGTGTCGAGCATGACGTTGGCCACCTTCAGTATACGGGCCAGGGCCGCCTTCTTCTCTTTCTTCTCGTCCTTCTTTTCAACCCGTTCGGGAAGGTCCTTGTCCTTCGTTTTCGACTCCCATTCGTCCACGGTCTCGTCGGAGATCTCACCCCGGTCGGCCATGGCGTAGAACTTGCGTCGTTGTGCCTCGCTTTTGAACGGCATCCTAGGCCTCCTTGAGTGCTTTCTCCACGGCGTGCTGCGCGCGCAGCGCCGCGCTGCCCGCCTTGTCGAAGACGGTGTCCTTGACGTTCTTCAGCATGTAGCCCGTACTGGCGAGCGGATTCCAGATACCGTGCAGCGCCTGGAGCGGCACACCGAACAAGCCGTACCGATCACGAGCCTCGCGACTGGCCTGGCCGACACCGCGCATATGCTCCTTGAATGCCGAACCCACCGCCGACATGTATCCCTGTTCGCCTTTCTGGTAACCGGGCTGTGAGAAGGCTCCCAGACCGGAACCTAGTACATCTCCCAGCACCGAGAAACCGATGAACTTTGGAGAAACTGTCCACTTCGCCGCTTCGCCTGTGCTAATGGGGCCGCCGAACAGGCTGCTCACGCCGGGCATTCGAGACCCCAGCCAGGGAACACCCACGGACATGCCGCCGGCCCATGCCAATTCACCGGGCGTCACCGGGGCCTGCTCACCCAGGCGCATGGTGGGTACCTCGGTGGCCTGTTCAAGTTCGGGCTGATGGCGCCCCAGCGAAAGCATTTGCATCCGGTAAAAGGAACGTGCCTGGTTGGGCGAGATGACGCCCTCGTCGACGGCCTTTTGCGTACGATCCAACGCCACCTCTTCGAGCGCCAGACCGACACGCGACTTCGGCAGATCGCCGGACGAGGCCATCTCATACAGTCTGGAGGGAATGGCTGCGCGCTTCTCAAGGGCACGTTGTCTTATGCGGGCGTCAAACGCGTCCACGGCAGTTCCTCGGCACGGAATCCGAATCGTATACTACCGAGACTGCCGGTACATGTAAACATCGTCCCTGGAGTTAGAAGCCCGGAGCACGCCAGAACTGGGCGCCGGGCTTGCTGTACAGGGCCACAAGTTCCTCTCCCAGCACCTCCGTCGCGTCGCTGTGCTGGTGGGCCACGGTGGGTCGGATCGTGTGCAGGTCCTCGAAACCGTGGAAGTAGTCGTTCTCCTGCGTGGTCTGCTCCACGTTCACGAAGTCATGGCTGTCGTAGGGTTCCATCCCCAGAAACTTGTAGACCTTCTTGAGGGTTTTGTCGGGGAACTTCGTCAGGTTGCCGTATTCCACGAAGTGGAGGCGGTCCCGGTACCCGCGCGCACAGGCGTCCTGCATGTTCAGGTAAGCCGAGCCGATCACCCCGACTTCGCCCATCCACACGTTGGCGCGCCCCTTCACCGACAGGTACTGCCCGGCTGCCTGGCCCTCACCCTCGGGGCGTCGCACCGCCTTGTTGGCGCGGTACAGCTTCTCCATCGACGAAAGGATGTCCACGATGCAGCGCACCGTGCAAATGATCTTGACGTCGCACTGCGTCAGGTGTTCGAGCAGTTCGATGTGGGACGGCCACCCGCGGTGCTTGTCGATCACCACGGGTTCCTCGACGTGGGCGTAATACCCCTGCAGCAACCCCTTGAGCGCTCCGTCCCGTGCCCGGTGGTCCGGGTTGGCACTGTACGCCCCGATATCCTGCCAGCTGTTCCGGGCGCGCACCAGCGCCTCGGGAAGCGGGGACGTGGTCGTGGGATGGATGTCCGGGTTCTGGGCCAGGATGTTCATCAGCAGCGTGGAGCCGCTGCGGGGCAGCCCGGCAAGAAAATGGATTGTGGGCATGGGTTGTTCTCCGCCATCGAAGTTTTCGATTATGGCGAAGAACTATACCATGACCTGGTCACAGCTCAAGTGGGATAAACGCAGGTTGTCGGCGTCCAGTTCGTGTCCAACACGTACGCGTCGCCGTTGATGACGTACTGGCCGTGCTCGTTGGGGCCGTCAGCCAGGATCTTGTCCACCCGCGCCTTCACCGCGGGTGAAGCGTTGTAGTCCGGGGCGGGACCGACGTAGTCCTTGACACCGGCGGTGTACGGGCAGCCAACGGGCATGACCTTGCGCCGTACACCCCTCTCCGCGGTGTTGCACGGTTTGAACACCTTCAGGCGCTGATCGAACACGGCGCAGAGCTTCGTAACCTGGTTGAGATTGCCGCACAGGAAAGGCGTGTAGAAAAGCCTCCCGTTCTCACCCGGCAGGTACAGGTAGCAGCAGATGCCGCACTGCGTGCACAGGCTGTCGTCCTTGGTGTCAGCCACTCCCTTGGCGGCAAGGCGTGCCTTGCGTTTGGCCTCTCGGTCCTTCTTCCGGGACTCGCGCTTGGCTTTGCGCTTGGCCAGCCGCTCTTCCTTGCTGATAGGCATTTGAATCCTCGCTTTCGACTTAGTTGACCACCTCGCCAATCGCCGCCCACTCCACGACCGCCACCCAGTTAATGTCGGTGGCCGCCTTGCCTGTTGCACGAATCCTGAGGTCGTTGGAATTCACGTCCACGGTCACGTCCCAGGCCGCGTCGGACTCCACGTCGGTGCCGATGGTCTCAACGGAGCCTTGCAAAGCGGCTGAACCACTGCCGTCTCGGTAGGCCGTGGCACGTCGCACGTAGGAAGCCCGGTTGCCGCCCCCGTCCTCCACGCCCACGATCGTGATCATGAAGGCGTAAGCCGTAGCCTCCGACAGGGTCAAGTCGATGATCGATGTTACGGTAGCGTCCGCCGTCTTCAGGTTGCCGGTTATGCGGTGGTAGCCGCGGTCGTCGGAGACCGTGGCACCGGTAGCGTCGTTGAAGGCGACACTGTTGTGCGCAACCTCGCCGGTACGCGTGGTGTGCGTGTACTGACCCATGATCGCCGAGTGGTCGCCGGATGCGCCGACGGTGTTCTGCTGTCCGCCCAGGACCACGGAGCCGTCACCGCGTGCGACGTTGTAGCTGCCCCCGACCACCGCGCACTGCGTCGCACTGGAATAGGTCTGGTTCTGGTAGCCGGCCAGGATGCCGTTGTTGTCGCCGGAGGCGTTGATCTTGTTCTTGTAGCCGCCCAGCACCACGCTGTTCGTAGCGTCCTGCTTGATCTCGCCATAGTCGCCGCCCAGCACGGCGTTGGCCGTCGCGCCGGACTCGTTGATGAGGCCGTTGGTGCCGCCGACGATCGCGTTGTCGTAATTGCGGACCTTGTTGTTGTACCCGCCCAAGACCACGCAGCCGCGCCCGGTTGCCGCGCCATAGAGCCGGTTTTGGTATCCCCCAATCAGCACGCAGCCGTACTGGCTGTAGGTGCCCGTGCTCTGATAGCACTGCTGTCCGCCCAGGATCACGTTGCCGTTGCCGTAGAGCGAGTTCGACGTGTAGCTCGCGGCAATGACGTTGTTGGACCCGGAGACCTTGACATAGCCGTATACGTTGGCCAGAAAGTTGTACGAGCCGGCTGCGTACACGTTGTAACAGCTCAAGATTGCGTTTCGATTCACGGCCGCCGGGATTTGGTTGGACCGTCCCGTAATCGTGTTCATGTCGGAACCGAAAATGATGACCATGATCTATCTCCTAGTGAACCCCGACCTAGCCGATGCTGTTTGACGTGCCGAAAACGAAGTTGTCACCGCCCTCGCAGGAATTGGCTCGCCCATGAACGACGTTGGCGTAACTGCCGAGGGTACTCTTATTCCGACTGCCAACCACTACATCATAGGCCCCATAGGCCACCTGATCGTCGGCGTTGATCTCAGACTGAAGTTCGACAGCGTAGGAGCCTCGGGCATACGGAGTTGAGGCCGGCGGTGTCAGGTTTGCGCGGGCGATAAGCGTACCATAGTTCGGGTCGCGGTATACCATCAGATGAATGGGGCGTACGGCCAGCGGACCCACACTACCAGCGCCTGTAGCACCAGCCTTAGCTTCGGCCTCAGTAGCCAGCTCAACCGAACCGATTGCGGACTCCGTGGCGTTGATGGCCGGTCCTGTGGCACCGGTGGCCCCGGTGGCGCCTGTCGCGCCAACGGAACCCGCTGAGCCCGTGGCCCCGGTCACGCCGGTCACGCCAAGACCGGTCGCACCGGTCACGCCGGTCACGCCTTGCGCACCGGTCACACCCGTGGCGCCGGCAGCACCCGCCGAGCCCGTGGCACCGGTCACGCCGGTCACGCCTTGCGCTCCCGCTGACCCGGCGGAACCTGTAGCACCAGTCACGCCGGTCACACCCTGAGCCCCTGCGGAGCCTGTGGCTCCGGTCACACCCGTGACACCGTCCGTACCGGCCGCGCCCGAGACCCCGGTCACGCCCGTAACACCGGCCGCGCCGGTGGCACCCGTCACGCCTGTCACGCCGTCCGTACCGGCCGCGCCCGAGGCGCCGGTGGCCCCCGTAACCCCGGTTGGGCCGGAAGACTGGTCGACCTTGCGCAACGGATCGTCATCGTCGACGGGAGCGGGCAGGTTCTTGATCCGATTGTTTTGCATGTCAATCGGGTTGAACATCGGAGTGTCAGCCATCACCTACCTCCTCACGCCGGATCTGGCGGTTCCGTACCGTCCGTAATCACGTACTGGATCGAGTTTGACGCCGGTGCCGGGGTCAAGATGAACCTTACACTGTTGGCCGTGGGCGTCTGCTTTTGCAGCTGGAAAGCCGGGATCTCAAGTCCGTCCCGGTTAAGGTCGAAGAGCCGCACGCAAACGACGGCGGTGCTGAAGCCCGCGTTGACGTCGAATTGCGTGTCGGCGCCGTTCCCAAACGTACCTTGAGATTTTGCCATGGGCCCTTCTCCGTACCGGCCTCATGATAGGCGCCCGCATCTTTACGGTCAAGACCGCTCAAACGCGAACAGCCGAATCTGCCCCGAAGCCGGAGCAGGGGAAAACCCCACCGTGATGCTGTTCAGGGTGGGCGTGGCGCGCTGCAAGGAGTATCCGAAGATCGGTCCTCCGCCAAGCGCATCGAAAACGTAGATGTCCGCCAGGGCCGCCGGGAAGCCCAAATCGAGCACGAATTCAGTGTCGGCGCCGTTGCCGATGTCGCCGGAATCGTAGGTCTCGCCCTCCGCCGTGCTCGGGCTGAAGATGAAGACCCGGATCTGCCCCGCGGCCGGCGCGGGGTTGAAGGTCAGCCGCACGCTGGTGGTCGTGGGCGTCTGCAGCTGGAACTGGTAGGCCGTGATCTGGGAGCCGCTGATGGTGTCGTAAACGAAGACCCTGGCGTTGGCCGTGTTGAAGCCCGCGTCGATGTCGAAGACCGTCTCGGAGCCGTCGCCCACCACCGTGGTGAAGGACTCGGTCTCCTCCTCGCCGCCGCCTGCGTAGCCCAGCTTGGTGATCTCGACACGGTCGTTGGCCAGGTCGTAGACGTACTGGTCGAAGACCGCAGCGTCCATGCCCATCACGACGATGTTCTCGAGCACGCCGTCCACACTGACCTGCTCCTGGTCGCCCATCTCGCGGCCGTTGGGCGGCATCCAGCTGACCCGCCGGCGGTCGGTCAGGTTCTTGACCAGGGTGCGTACGCGATCTGCTTCGGCCATGGCTCTACCTCGTCATGAAAGCGCGTGTCGCGGCGTCCAGAAGTTCCTGTATCGCGTCCAGGTCCGCCGAGGACGCCTTGCGCAAAGGATAGTCCTCGTGCAGCGAAATGAAAGCCGGGGCACGGTGTGCGCCGCTTGGGAAGCGGCCCTGGGAGCGAATGCGGGCCAGGCGGCCCTTCCACCCCTCTGGATCTTCCAGCATCTCCTTGCGCGTGGCTTCTGTAAACCCTGTACCGACACGGCCCGTTACGGGGCCTTCCGGTGACAGACTATACTCGAAACCACCGGCTCCGACACCCTTCAATCTCTTCTCTCCGGGGAAGACCTTCTGCACCCACACGTCGGCCTCTGGGGTGGCCTTGACCTTGATCGGCTTCTTCCCGGGCTCCTTGGGCCAGGCGATGATCCCCTCACGCGTGCGCGGGTGCTCGCCGCCCGTAATACGTTTGTATAAGTCACGCTGTGCAGCAGGGTCGGTGGCCGTCTCCGGCATGCTGAAAGACGGTGGCAGGTACTTGGACACGTCGCTGAGCATCCGCATGCGGTCCTCGGCGCCCACGGAGACGGGCGGCACGTAGTCCTTGCCCAACCGGACCACGTCGAACAGCATGTGCTTCATCCTGACCTTCTGCTCGCGTTGCTTCTCCAGGGACCGCACGGTCGAAGCGTTGAGGATGCCGCCCAGCTCCTGCGGCGGTATGGCCTGGCCCTCCCGCTCGCCGTAGATCTCGCCGCGGAGGATGGTCCCGATCAGGCGCTTGGGGAGTTTGACCCCGGCCTTCTCGCCGCCCGGCCCCATGGTCCTGTAGGTGTGGATGATGGGGCGGTCGTCCTGGGCCGTGCGGTAGGACAACACCTCGATCCGGTCGGCCAGCAGGTGATATAAAGCGCTGGCCCCGTCAACCTTCTCCTGCACCAGGTAGTCCTTGCTGAAGACCTTGTCCACCTGCTCGGACGGGATCTTTGTGTAACGCATCTTGTTGAGGCCGACAGCTTCAGGCTCGCCGCCCAGCATCTTCGCGGCGTCCATGGGCGTGGTGTTGATCAACAGCCACGAGCCGCCCTGCGTGGCACGCTGGCGCTCGGTCTTGGGCCTGGGAGGACCGCTCTTGCGGATCAGGGTGTAGGTCTCGGGGAACTTCTTGTGGGCCAGGACGAACTTGATCTTGTCCTTGTCAGCCTGAGTGACGATCAGCTTCCCCTTCTCATGGGTCTTGACCGTGCCCTTGCCGTAGCCGTGCGTGATCTCGCCCTCGAAGTCGGCGTACTGTCCGCTGTGGAGCGGCTGCTGGAAGAGCATCGTCTTGCCGCCGGGCCCCGGCCAGTCCTTCTTCGTGGCGAACGAGACCAGCGGAGCCTGGGCGTCTGGACGTGTACCGAATCGGACGTCGTAGTGTGGGCCGGCTCGCTCTGCCAGGTGCCGCTGTATGACAAAGGGGAGCTCCTTCCCCGTGATGAGCTTGTGTATCTCACCGAAGCGGGAGGGGTCGGGTAGTCCTGGGGCGAAGTCTTCCTTGGGCATTAAGCCTTGACCCCGTCGATCAGCCAATGGTCATGCGGATTCCCTATGGTCACGCGCACTTGCGTGAAGCCGGGCTTCATGCCCAGTGCTTTCCCCAGTGCCTCGGGGCCGCGGGAACGTACATGATTGGCCGTATCGACGGCGTTGTCAATGATCAGGATGCGAGAACCGGACTTGAGGACCCGGCGCAGCTCCTGGGTGGTGAGCTGGAAGATGGTGGGGTCGACGATGTGCTGGAAGGTGAAGAAGGCCCACAGCAGGTCCAGCTTGTCGTCCCGCAGGGGCAGCTTGACCGGCCACTCCAGCTTCATGGGCGTGACCGTGGGCGCCTTGGAACCGTAGCAGTCCAGCATGTCGTCCACGATGTCCGCCGCCCAGATGTGGCCGCAGTACAGGCTCATCAGCTCGCAGAAGCGGCCGTGGCCAGCGCCGAAGTCCATGGCGTCCGGGTAGTAGTGCTTGGGGGAGAAAAGGCCTCGGATGATGCCTTCGATGGTGCGGGTCTGCTCGACGCCGCCGCTGTAGGCTTCGCCCTTGCTGTGCCAACGGTCGCGCCAGAATCCGATCCAGCGGCCGAAGACGGCCAGGTTGTGGTCGTAGGTCGCTTCCATCATTCAACAGTTTGAAGCATGACAGACGTCACGGCCGCTTCGATGCCCGCGTCGTCGTCGGGCTTCGGCAGCACGCGTTTGGCGAGCTGATCCCTGAAGACGTTCGTGATGCGGTCCGGCGACTTGAGGATCGACCACACCAGCATCGGCGTGTCAACGTCGCTCAGCACCTCCTGCATGGCCTTGGCGTCGAAAGCCGTGAAGATGTCGGCGATGATGTAGTCGTAGTCGTTGACCCTCAACCTGCGTCGCAGGATCGGCACGTTTGTGGCATAGTCGACCTCGACCTTCTTCAGGTGCTGTTCCAGGAAGTCGCCCACCTTCCTCGCGAACACCCGGTTTGAGTCGACAACCAGTATGCGCATGGTCCCACTCCTTATGGTTGTTGTTCCGCTCGTGTCACGTAAACGGAACCGAACCCCGCCACTGTCACCTCCAGATCCGCCGTCTTGTCCTTCGTCTTCTCGATCTCTCCGAAAACGCGCTCCATGGCCGCGTCATGCTTGTCCGTGCGCTCCTTGCGCTCGGCGTCCACCTTCGCGGTCACCTCGTCAATCTTCTTGTCGCAATGGTTGCGCTCCTCCTTGATACCATTGAACGCGTCGGCCACATTATTCCGTACGCGCTCGATATTCTTCAGGAGTAGCGCCCAGACCGCCCCGGTCAAGCTCACGACGATGGTCATGAAGATACCGATGATCCAAAGCACCGTGGAAAGGTCCACCTGCTGATCCATTGTCAACTCCCCTCACGCCGCGGCACCCGCGGACTGTTGAAGCAACATTTGACCCCCCTGCGTCTTGGCCTGATTCCTCAGTGTGTCCATTTTGGAGATGATCAGGGCATGCAGCGTCTCGTTGGATCGCTTGATCTGCAACAGCTCGGACTTCCTCATCTCATACGGCATGGAGATGAGACGGTGGGCCTCCTGCTCGGCCTGCATGGACAGGTCGTCGATGGAGACGCCCTGCTGGCCGGCGGCGGCGGGAGCGGCGGGAGCGCCCATGGCCGGAGGCGGCGCCCCTGGCATTGGTGCGGCGCCTGGAGGCATGGCCGCGCCACCTGGCGGCAGCATGCCGGCAGCACCCATTTGCATGGTCTGCTGGAGTTCCTGCTTCTGCGCCATTTCCTCCTGGAAACGCGCCATCTGCTCCTGGGTGTATTCCTCTTCCTCGAACATGCGCTTGATTTCCTCGCGCAGATCGATGCCGAAGGGCGCCAGGGCCGTTTGGCGGGAGATCTGTTGACCGGCGGCCAGCTGCAGCATGACGGCCTTCCGTTCCAGATCGTCGGCCATGGTGACCGGTTGCAGTCTTCCCTTCAAGTTCTCCCAGTTCATTAAATCGGATACGCGCCTGAATATCCAATTGATCATCGCGTTAAAGCCATCTATGAGTGACACCCATGTGCGCTCGAACAAGCGCAGCGCCGTGGGCATGGCCTGCAGTTGCAGCGTGCCCTTGTAAAGCTCGGCGGGTATCCCCTGTGCATTGAGAAACTCGTCGGTGGCCGCGTCCAGCAGCTCCGAAGGCGCGAGCTGCTTGCCCTCCGCGCCCAACATCTGCATCTCCACCGGGAACGGCAGCGCGTGGATCATGGTCGGGTCGCGGCGGTGCTGCCTGAACATGCCCAGGACCTTGTTCTGGAAGTTGCCCAGGTTCATGTGCAGCAACGGGTCGGCTTCACGCGAGGTGCCCGGCTTGGGCGTCACCGCTCGGAACGGGATGATGTAGTCCAGCGCAATGGCCTCGTTGTAGCGCTTCAGGACCTGTATGAGCCAGGCCTGCTTGAAGTTCCCCATGATGAGGGGAATGCCCCAGCCATAGTCCCGCACACCCGAGATGGGCTCGTCGCGCAAGTGGAACATCACGTCCTTGTTGAAGCGGAAAAGCTTGCGCTGCCGGCAAGCCTCGATGATCTCCCAAGGCGTCTTCTCCAGGTAGAACTCGTTGCCCCGCTCGATCAAGCTCCTGACCGTGGGCGGGATCTCCCAGAAGTACATCGACTCGTTGGTGATGGGGTGGTGCAGGATGCGGATCTCGTGGGCCGGCCAGTGGATGATCCTGAGCTTGTCCTGCTCGATGGACCGGCGGTCCACGCGCTCGAAGCGGCCCTCGTACTTACACTTCTTGCACTTGGACTCGAAGCGCCACCCGATCCAACGGTAGGCCATGCCCTTCAACGGGCTCTCCGCCTTGCAGTTGGGGCACTTCAGGTGCCGGCGGAACGGCACGTGCATGGAGATGAAGTCGTTGCCGTAAGCCATCCGGTTATCGCCGGAGCTGGCCAACTCGTGCATCAGGTTGAGGTGCTCGGGGCCGAGGAAGTCCTCGAACTTCTCCTTCTCGTCGTCCGAGGCGTCGGTCAGCTCGATGCGGGTCAGGAAGTACCGGACCACGCGCTGGCAGGCCATGCGGTACGTGCCGTAGGTGATCCACACGTACTCGCACCAGCGCAGCACGTCGTACATGCTGCGCGGCATCTGCGTGGAGGCATAGTCCAGGTAGGGGTCCGGGAACGCCCCGCTGAAGCGGTTGGAGCGGTTGGCCTGGTTGGAGCCGGACGGCTCATTGGGAAAGGACGAGAAGACGGCTGTGTTGTCGATCGGCACGGCGACCTCCTTCAGGCGTCATGTTGGCCGGAGAGGCGCTCGCCCGCACCCTTCAACGGCTCGTCGTCACTGGCCATCTTGTCCGCGACGACGTGTGCCGGGCAGCGCGCTTTACCGCTCGGAAGAATAACGGCAGATGGCGCGCCACACAAATCACAACGGGTGGTCGGCGACTTCAGGTTGCCGTTCTTCACCATGCCTTCACTGGGCTTCTCGGAGCTCTTTTCGCTTGGCACGTGTCTTGTCCTCGTCGATGAAAAAGATGGTCTGCGAGGTTTGTCCGTCCGGGAACTCGAAGTAGACGCCCGGGAAACAGATGAACACGCTCCCGTGCCACCACACCTCGATCTCCAGGTCCGTCGCCTGCGGGGGGTCGTAGAAGATGCCCTCCTCGCTGTACTGGATCAACACCAGGTTCATACCATACCGGAAAACCAGGTTGTATGGAATCGCCAACTTCCCCAACTTGCTTATGAACCTGACTTTGACGCGCTGCACCCGCATGGGTGCGCTGTCCAGGTTCACGTTGGGGCTCTTGATCGGCACGCCCTTGGATTCCGGTGCCTGCATCGAAATGTCCGGCATCTCACCCAAGTCGGAACCCTCGTCGCGCTCGAGGGACGCGTCGTCGAACTCCGCGCCGCCCGGTGACTCCGCGGGCTTCAACAGGGGCCTGGACTTGCCGGACGCCTCGTCCTTCTCGACCGTGTAGCTGGACAGCTGCTCGGGGCCCGGAGACGGGTCCGGTTCGAGGTCCAGGTCCGCCGGAGTCTTGCTGACGGGCCTGTTGGCCTCCATGGGCTCGGCGGGCTTCTGTGGCTCCGGTTCCGGTTCAGGCGCCGGCTCCGCCACCGGTACGGGTTCCGGGTCCGGTTCCTCCTGCCGCACGGGCTCCGGCGCGGGTGCGGGACTCCTGATCACGCTGGGCATGCTCAGCGTCTCCTCGGTGTCGGGCACGCTGTCGTCGATGGCGGCGGACGGCGCTTCGCGGGTAAGAGGAATCTCGGAGCGTTCCACGGGGGCGTTTCCTTTCTCCATGAGCTGGTCGTAATCCACCCTCTGTCCTTTGCGCAGGCCATTCTTCAACTTCTCCTGCGTCTCGGCGGAAATGCCGACCTTGCTTTCCCCTCCGTCCTCGCGCACCACCACGATGTTGTGGTCGAAGCGCGGGTTGTGCGGGTCGAAGCGCACGCCGCTGTCCTCGCGGTCGCCCTTGCGGGCGCTGGGGACCACAGTGCCCTTCATGCCGTGACTCTGTCTGCCGTCACGGTATTCGTCGTTCACTTCTTCTTCGCCAGCCATGGTTCCTCCCGTGGGTATCATACTGGCTGATAGCTAAAGAGAAAGGGGCCACGGGCGCCGAAGCGCCCGCAACCCCCGCTTCCCGACCTCACCGTCAGGAAACCGCTGCTTCCTTGGCCTTCTCCACGACAGTGCCTTTCGGCAACTTGTCGACCTGCAGAAGCTCGCGCACCTTCTTGCGGGCTTCCTTCTTGTCCGACGCCATCACCGTACCCTGGTCTATGGGCAGCCCTGCCGCCGAGAAGGTCGTGTAACTGTAGGCCTTCTCCTTGGCCTTCTTCTCCTTGGCCGCTGCCTTCTGGACCTCCTCACGCGCCGCGGCGAGCTTCTTCGCCGGTTCGGGAAGAGGCTTCTCCTTGAGCTTGGATTCCCGGGCCTTGCGACGCACGGCCCGTTCCTCGCGAAGCTCCTCGGACAGCAAGCGGTTGGAGCGCCTGCCCTGGAAGTCGGAAAGATTGACATTCCAGAAGCCCTGCCGGTACACCAGGCTGATGGGCGAACCCACCAACTTCTGCACCCGGGGGATCATGGAGTCCAGGTCCAGGTATGGCTCGCCGCCGCCCACCGCCACGTCCGAGTCCAGCGCCGGCAGGTTGTTCACCATGCGGGCGCGGGTCAGTGCGGCAATGAACCGATACATGTTCAGGACGCCCTGTCCCACCGACTTCTTGAGGGCGTCAACATCCTTGAACGTGTCGGCCGGCATCTGCGGCGCGTACAGCACGTGGCCGCGCGCCACGCGATGCTCACCAGGCGGGAGGGTCGGGCGCAGCTCCGCGCGGACCGGAAGGTGGAACAGCTGTCGGCAGCGAAGCTCGACGTCCGAGCAGATGTGGCGGTGATAGTAGATCACTTCCTCATCGTCATCGGGGTCCTCGTCCGGGCGGAACGTGTAGTCGTTGGACCCCTGCTCGCGCGTCACCACACCGCGCTGTGGCGCCTGCAAACCCCTAAGGAAGACGTCGTGGTCGCGCACGCCCCACAACCCCATGTTCACCGCCGTGAGCACGACGTCATCGATGGTGTCATAGTTAAGGCGAAGGGGCTGTTTGCTGGGCACGAACAGCAGGTCCGGCATGCGCAGCTCGCCAAAGCCGTTCACGTCGTAACCCGGCATGTCCTCCAGCTTAATAGGGTCCAGCATCCTCCCGGCGTGCTGCACCATCTTCTTGTGCACGCGCTGCTCCACACGGTCGATCTTCACCTTGTTGGAGCGAAGGAAAATGCGCTCGTCCTTCAAGCCCCAACGCGGACAGCGGGGCTCGCGGGGATCGGTCTCGAAGAGGTCGATTTCGGTGCCGCAAGGCTGATAGCCGCGAATGTGCTCGCGGGCGTACAGGCTGTGGTGCTTGCCCTTGCGGTACTCGTACCAGCCGGGCCCGCCGATGTGGGCCTTGTAGGAGGTTTCGATGCTGCCGTCTTCCTTCGTTCGCTGGATGGCTTCCCAAACGACGGGCAAGAGGGACACAACACAGGGGAGCATGCCGCGCAGCTGCAGCGGCACGTAGGTGCGGGGGTAATCCCCGCGGGAGATGACAAGGGCTTTCGCCCTGGAAAGAGGAACGATGTCCTCGTTCTTGGGACCGATGATAGAGAAAATGGCCTCATCACTTGGAAGGGATCTGATGCGTGCCTGCAACTCACTGACCTCGCGTTTGAACCGCGGTCGGCCGCCGACTCGTTTTCCACGTTTGTTCATGGTGCTGTTTCCTCCAAACACACTTCTCCACGTTCGCACGCAGCATTATTCACGCTGCGTAGGCGACACCAGAGCGACGAAGCGGCCGTCCTGTAGAAATGTCGCCTGATCCTTCGGTTCCACCCGCACGACGTTTTTGTCGGGCAGCTGGAGGTCAAACACCTGCCTAGGTGCTGAAAGGAGGGCCCGTTTGCCATCAATGATGACGTAGACCCAGCCCACTTCACACGTCACCAGCGTGGTGTGCAAGCGGGAAAGCATGTCCTCCAGGGTGGAAGACGTTTCCCACTTTGGTGTCTGGTCCTCGCCCTTCTCGGGCACGACCAGGAAGTGGAACTTGCCGTCCGCCGGGGGCGGAGGCGTGTCCTCCGACGACGCCGGAGGGGTTTCAGCGGGAGCTTTCTCCTCGCTCATAGGTATGCTCCTCTACGTTTCCAAAGAGTTCGCTATACGGCGCCAGGTCACAGTCCGGACTCAGACAGACCACCGGTGCCGCCTCCCCGTCCGTCGGGGACAGCTTCCAACCCTCGGGCACGCCGAAGATACCCGCCATGCATTCAGCAGACCGCTCCTGACCTTCTAGGTTCACGAAGGCCGGCACGGTGGGCGCGGAGGACCCCTCGGGCGGAGGCTGCGCCTTTCGCTCATCACGCGACTCGTAGAGTGCGGTGAAGGCGAACTGATGCTGAGACTCCCATAAGATGGGAGTGACCTTGACCTCGAGCAGGCGTACGCTCGCGTCGAGCACCCATGCGTTCACCTTCCGGTCGAGCTCGGCCGGCTTGGTGTCGATGAATGTCTTGATCAAAATCTGTGAGGGCATGGCAATGTCCAGACAGGGTATTGTAACGCGCCCGCGGGCGTATTTTAGCCTTTCTTTTTCCTCTCAATGAGCGGCTTCACCTGCTTCGTGCGGTCCACGACGGACACTTTGGCCGTTTGGCCGCTGATCTTGACGATGCCCCGAAAGAGCGTCTCGTCGGCCTCATCGGTGGTGCGGACCACGCCGCCCACGCTTTCCTTCCCGTCCCCGTAGAAAACCAGGTTCATCGAGATCTCGTTGGACTGGTCGTCGAACGAAATGTCCGTGGCGTCCAGCGAGGACGGCAGCTTGATCTTGAGCTTCATGGAACCTCCTAGTAGTTGAACGTCTCGAACTCTTTCTGCACCTCATCCAGCGTGACCGACCGGGCCCCCTGGTGGTCGTAGGCGCAGGCCCCCACCGCGTTGGCGAAGCGGCAGGCCTGCTGCAGCCTCTCGTGCTTGGGATGCTGCGTATGCACCACCAGCGAGCTGACCAGCCCCGCCACGAAGGAGTCCCCGCAGCCGGTGGGGTCACCCACCTCGCGGGCCCGGGAGGGGAAGGTGTTCTTGACGGGGTCACCCGTGTATGCGCCCTGAAAGAGCTGCCTGTCGTCCGTGCGCAGAAGCTGGCAGCCCTCCTCGCCGCGGGTGATGACGATGTTCTGGGCCGCGCACTTCAGGTTCCAGACGTCCGCGGCGCGGTTCCGCATGATGCCCAGGAACTCCTTGATATTGGGGGTGACCGCGTACACCTCGCCGTACTTGGTGAAGTCGTCCCCCTTGGGGTCGACCACGATGGGCAGGGACTCCCCGCTGCGCTCCCGCAACCCCTCCATCAGTCCGTCCGTGACCACGCCCTTGCCGTAGTCTGAGATCACGAACATGTCGTACGGGCCGTGGCTCATGATGGCCTTCTCCAACGCGTTGCGCTCGTGGCCCGTCACGGGAAAAACGGACTCGCGGTCCACCCGGCACAGGTGCCGCCCGCGCTGGGTCAGGTAGCGGGTCTTGACGGTGGTGGGCCGGGTGTCGACGAGCTCCATGAAATTGATGCAGGCGCCGTCAACGGCGCCCTTGAGCATGTCGCCCTCCTCGTCGGCACCGACCAACCCGAAGAGGTAGACCTCGTCGATCAGGCCCAGGCTCTTCAGGTTGAGGGCCACGTTGCCGGCTCCGCCGGGCCGCAAGGTCTCCTCGCGGATGCGCAGCTTGGGGGCGATGTCGTCTTCGGGGGAGATGCCCGTCACGTCACAGTGGATGTGCACGTCCAGCATCACGTCACCGATCACTGCCACCTTTGTTTTCGACCGGTCCATCCGGGCCTCCTATGACGGTATCCGCCACCAACGTAGCCAGAGGACACAACAGCGTCACTTCCGCGGTTGGGAAACTCTCCACGTCAAACCGCCACACAATGCTCTTAATGGGCAACTTCAAATCCTCCGACGTCACACTGTCGACCAGGCGCGTACCTTCGGGTGTGCCGTCCGAAATAATCTTCAGCCTACGCATTGTCCACGATCTCCAGCGCGGCCTTGCCCAGGTCGATCACCTCGTCCTCGGGCGAGGCGACCTTGAGCACCACGAAGTCTGGCACGACCGCGTCCACCCGCTTGGCCACCTCGTCCCGCGGGGACAGCTCCTTGGGGTCCTTGGTGCCCGTGTAGGTCGCCGGCAGGGTGGAGATCACCGGCTTGAGCAACCCCGAAAAACCGCTCAGCGTGAAGACGTCCAGCGCCGTGTCCACGGACTTGCCGAGAGCTAAAGCAATAGGGTCCTTTACCGGCACCTTGAAGTGCCGGACCACGTAGAAGCAGCGTTTCTCGCGGTTGACGAACTGCTGCGACAGCAGCCACTGCTTGAAGTACGGGAAGCTGTCACCGTCGATGATGTTGAGCATGTAGTTCCAGTCCATGCAGTGGGACAGGATGGGCCGCTCCAGGCGCAGCTCCATGCCCCGCATCTCGGACGGCTTGCCAGGTATGTCCTCCATGGCAAAGCGGTCCGGGATGCTCTCCTTCACTTCCGCGTAGACGTAGACCGGACCCAGAGCGCAGGGGACGAACCCCTGACGCTCCAGGTCCTTGAACGACTCCGCGAATTGGAAGTCAGGCGCAGGCCTGACGAGTCGATCATCCATCGGCAATCCCCATGAGCTTGCAAAGATGGTACGCGAATACCGCCCGATCCGTCGCCGTAAGGGTGCCGTGCTTGTATCCGTACGCCTTTGCCACGCTGTCCAGATGATCGTCCAGCGTGCTCGTGCAGGTGAGTGCGTGCACGGGGTCGAAAATGTCCTTCCCCGTACTACCGCCCGCCAGAAACGGATAGCCTGTACGCAGGCTCATGATGTTCCACAGTTGCCCCGCGTCCAATTTCCTGCCGTGCTCGATTTGCTCGCGCATGAGCAGGTGCCGCATCAACGACGCCCCTATCACGGCAATGTGCGTGAACTGACCCAGATAGGCCATACGGGTCCCCGTCATCAGCTCCACGCATTCCCCCTTCTCGTTAACCGCGCAGACTTCGCGGAACTCACACAACAGCGGCGTCGTATCCGCCGTGTTCAGCTGCTTCATCCTGGCGTCTTCAACGTACTTCGCGATCTTCGCCTTGTCCTTGTAGTTGGACGGGGGCGTGATCTCGGGAGCGAACTGCTCCCAGTCCTCCCTGATCTGGGTGGTGTAGCCGACACATCCCAACTTGATCTTCATAGGTCGATGTCCATTACGTCGTTACCGATCACGAGCTTCTGCTCCCCCTCCACGTTACGGAGGGCCACCGGCAGATGCGGTAGCGGGCTGTACGCCTCGGGCGGCACGGTGACGTCGTCGCCGACCACGTCACCGATGATGAAGCACACACAATTCTCCGTGGCCCACTGGTAAAGGTTCCCCAGCGCCTTGGCCCCTGCCCTGGACTGACTCTGCAGCGTCCCGTCGTGCGGGTGCAGCAGATCAAGCTGGTCGATCAACACCAGCACCGCTCCGCTCTTGCGGATCGGCTCGAGTGTCTCCTCCAGCTCCTTGTAGCTCTGAGCCTTGTGCTTCCACCACTTGCACGGCATGAACGTGATGTAGTCGTGCTCGTCCTTCTCGTTGACGCGCTGCAGGAACCACGACTCGCCGTTGTTCTTCTCCTTATGCGACTTCGCACACGCCGCCAACGCGTAGGTGATTGCCAGGGGCGAGCCGTGAACGAGCATGATGCTCCCGGGGCGGAAACCGGACAGGTTGCCGTCCTTGTCCTTGAACATCCGCTCCATGGAAAGGCACGGCAGCGCCACGCCTTTGGCGCCGATGCGCTTCTCGATCTGCTTGATCTTGGCCTGGCGGGCCTTTTGCTTGCGGCTGTAGTACTGCATGCGGCCGTTCAGCATGGGCACCAGGTTGCCGCGGATCGTGCCGATCAGCTCCTGCAGGCTGTACCCCTGGTTCATGGCGCTCGCCCGGCAGGAGTCGCTGAGGTGGTTGATCATGTCCTTGGTGACGCCCTCGTGGGTCATCGCCTCGCTCATCAGCCAGAACAGCAGCCGGTACGCCGTCAGGAGATGCCCGGCCACCAGCCCGAACTCCTTGTTGTCCTCGAACGCCTTCTGCAGCTGCTTGCCCAGCGCATCGCGTTTCTCACGCTCCTGCTGGCGCTGCTTGGCGAGCAGCTCGTCGAACTCCTCCTGGCTGGCCGGCGCGCCCATCTCACCGGGCGTCACGATCCCTTCGGGTTTGGGCTTGCCGTCCTTGTCCTTGACAATGGGCTGGCCGTCGGGCCCGAGCAGGGGCGAGGACTCCTGCCCCTTCGACTGCCGGATCTTCTCCAGCATCGCGTCGTGCTCGGCCTGCAGGAACTGCTTCTTGGGATCAACCGGCTTGTCCGCCACTGACTTTCCTCCTTAGTTTCAGGTATAGTTCGCTGCCGCGGAAGCGCGCGGCGTGGAAGACGGCCGCCGCGTCGTAGGCGTCCTCCGCCCGTGTGACCGCCTTGGGCCAACCGTCGAAGTCGGGGAACTCGGCCAGCACGATGCTCTTCAGGCGGTCCTTCTTGTGCTTGCCCGTCTTCCCCTTGGGGATGCCCATCTCGCGTGCCTGCTTGTTCGTCAGGAAGACGCCCAGCGCCTTCTCCACCTCCGTCGGCGCAAACATCTCGTAGGGCATGCCGACCGCGTTGAACAGGGACGCCATCACGGCCGTCGCCATGCCCATGCAGCGGTTCGCCCGCGCACCCTGCGCGCCGCCGTGAGGCATCTCAATGAAAGCGGCGCTCGGCTCGTACTTGATCATGAACGTCTCGATGTTGGTGTAGAGGTTCCAACACGCATCCACGTCGTCGTTCAACCGGTCGGACGCCGTCTCCTTCGAGGTGACGAGCGTGTCCGCCGCGACAAGCACATCGCCCTTGGGGCGCAGGTCGAACAGGGCCACGCCCGTCTTGCGAAAACCCGCGTCGACCCCTATGGCCCTGATCGGTTTGCTCAAAACGGGATCTCCTCTTCGGGGATGAGCTCCTCCAGCTTCTCCTTGAAGCGCTTCACGAGGAAGTGGGTCAGCTGGCAGTCCTCACCGGCGTCGTGGGCCGCTTCCTTGTCGAGCCCGAACTTCGACAGCTTGAACGCCGAGAAGCAGTGCCGGTCCAGCGACCAGTACACGCCCCGCGCCCTGACCTCGCTGACCTTGCGGGCCCAGGAGCGGATCGAGTCGCGCTGGTCGAAGTACATCCCCAACTGGGCGGCCTTCACCACCATGCCCGTGTCGAAGATCTCGTTCTCCCCGAAGCGGAACTCCTTGCCCCAATGGCGGGACTCGTTCTCGAACAGCTCCGCGTCGAACGCGATCATGTTGTGCCCGACGAACATCTGCTCGGCGCAGCGATAGGCCTGGAAGGTCGACAGCACCTCGTTGAAGGCCGCCTCGGCGTCCATGCCCTCCGCGGCCATCTTTTCCTCGCTGATGCCGTGCACGGCCACGGCGCCCGGCGCGATCTTCAAGCCCGGCCGGTTGACCAGTATGGAGAAGTGGTCCACCAGCTGGCCCTCCTTGACGACGCCGAACCCGTATTGAAGGATCTTGTCCTTCGTCGGATTCACCCCGCTGGTCTCGGTGTCGAAGACCAGGTAGGACTCGGGCAGTTTCCCGCCCGGGCATCTGGAGGCGATCTCAGTCAAAAGTTGCTTCATTGTCTTTCTTTCCCCTCGAGAGGGCTCGCCTGGCCATCCAGGCAAGGTCCTGGATGAACCTGTAGAGCGGGTTCTTCCTCTTGGTGATCGTGCGTACGAAATCGTTGACAACCCTTTCCATGCGTTTCATGTCGATCGCGGTGTCGGTCTCGTCCTTCGGTGAGACCAGCGCGCACCACTCCCGGTACTCCGTCAGCATGATCAGGAACATGGGCCACAACAGCGGACCCAGCACCTTCTCATCCAGTTCGTTGAGGCGCTCCCGGAAGACCTCCATGTCCGGGAACTGGCAGTCGCGCATCGCCAGGAACAGCTCCCTCACCTTGACACACGCCTCGCCGAACTGCTCCTCCGTCACGCCCTCCAGGTCGAAGTTGTAGGGACCGTAGTCCCGCTTCGTGCGGGCATCCTCGCCGCCGAAGCGCACGAAGATGGCCTGCCGGAAGTAACGCGGCAGCGCGTAGGCCAGGTCCCTCTCGGGGCTGTACCAGCGCTGGTCGCCGCCGCCTGGTGGACGCATCTGCATGACCTGCTCCTATCGCTTGGACCGCTTCTCACCGCACGAGACGCATACGCCCGACTTGCTGTGCGTGTCGAACCACGTCCTGTGCTTGCAGCTCGGGCACTCCCGGTACTCGTACGTGAAGGGGTGCGTCCCCCTGCTGCATCGCTGGCTTTCGGCGCTGTTCCCGATGGGACACAGGTGACAGGGCCACTGGTACTTCCATATGCACGGCTCCGCCCGCTTGTTGCGCAGCTTCTTGTTGTAGGTCAGGGCGCCGCCTGGCACGCGCAGGTCCCTGACCTGCGGTCCGCGCCTGTTCAGCTCGATCAGCACCACGCCCAGCATGCCGACCACTTCCTTGGGCTGCGCCCCCGCATACCGCAGCGTGCCCATCGTCTTCGCCATGATCTTCGTCACGTAGTCGTGCGGCATCCACTGGGTGAACTTCAGCCCGCAGAAGATTCCCGTCAGTATGCGGAAGTGGACCTCCGCCCTGTTCGTGCCGTGCTTGCTGCGCGGGGCCGGCCGCACGTCCGTGACCTGGATGCCGACCCACCGGCTGCCGGCGTCCGAAAACTTGTTGCGTATCTCCAGCCCTTTCTTGAACCGGGGGTACCCGGCCGCCATTAGCCAGCACAAGTCGATGTAAAACGCCCAATCGAGGACCCGGCCGCTGTACAGGGTCAGTGCCGCGTGGGCCCGTTCCCTTGCCTCGTCGTACAGCCTGAGTCCCCTGCACACGATCTTGGCGAAGTCGGCCAGTATGGCACCCTGCAGCCGCTCCCCCTTGAAACCCGCCGAGAGGGTCAACAGCCTCTCGAACCTCGCCACGACATCCGTCAGCCTGAATACCGCACCCTTAATGGGCGACTCGGTCTCGTTCCCATCGTTCACGTCCCTGCATGACCTCCGTGACAAATGTTTCCATACTCGGGCAGAACTCCTCGCTGGGCGGGCCGTACGGCGTCAGGTCCTCGCCCTCCGCCAGCTTGTCCAGGTCCTGCTCGATCTCCAACAGGGAGCCGTAAAGCGGAATCCCCAACGGCTCCAGGTTCGGATGAAAAACGGCGAGCGGGCGGCAGCCCGCGTGCCAGGCCTGGATGAACTCGGCCGGGATGACGCCGGACCGGTAATCCGTGATGCGCGGCACCGGAACATACACGTCGATGTCGCCGTAAGGCCTGCGCTCGTCCGTGTAGGTCTCGAACTGCAGCTTCCCGGGCAGCCGCCCCTCGGCATCCGCGTGCAGGAAGACCTTGAACCGGGACTGCATGCCTCGCTGTATGAGCTTCTCGCGCACCCACAACAGCAGGCTGAAGTCCCGGTCCTTCACGTTCGGCAGCACCGCCCCTACAGTCGGCAGACCCGCGTGCCGTCCGCCTTTCTCCGTCATGGGGCGGTAGCACAGCTTGGCCGGCATGGTCGCCGTGGAGCGCTCCACGTAGGAAGCACAGTTGGTCAGAACGTAATTGATGCCCGTTTCGTTCAGGCGCACGCCGCCGCGGTACAGCGTGTAGAGGTCGGCGTAGGAGAACGAGGCCGCGCAGATCCACGGCCGCCCCGGCACGGCGAAGCGCCAGGACATGTAGGACTCGATGGCATCGACCAGCAACAGCATGTCCGGCAGGGTCTCCCACTCCCTGTGCTCATGCAGCGTGTTGTCCGGGATGGATAGAACGTTGTCGATCTCCTCCCGCTCCATGAACGCGGAGGACAACTGCCCGACCAGCTGGTGGCCGCCCAGGTTCGACGGCGAGTACATCACCCAGAGTTCCATGAGATCCCCCGAAGTTCCCCGAAGTGTATATCGAGAACTTCGATTGACAAGCCCAAAGATCAGAGACCCGGCTGTGACTCCGCGACGGGCACAAGCTCCTTGGGCGGCACCTCGGCATCGAGGCACTTCCGGCAGGTGATCTTCTCGATGTCGCCCGCTTCCACGATCGCGATGGCCTTGCGGCGACCCTTGAGTTTGAGGCCGCACGCCCCGCGCCCCTCATGAAGCAGGTGAACCCTCTTCGTGCGGTTGCGGGAAGGCCTGTTCCGGTCTCGCGGCAATTTGTTCATGATGTCTCCTCCAACGAAGAGAGGGTGGTCACCAGACCACCCTCTCATCTATTCTCAGGTTTTCCAAAGTAACAGGCGTCGCCGTGATCACGATGACGATAACGCGGTGCACCTAGGACTCAATGTACGTCTTGAACGAGTCCGAGGCCCCATCCATAAACTTCCCGATCAGCGTGGCCACCTCGTCGCCCTTGTCCTTCCACGAAGGGTTCTTTTCAAAGAGGTTGTCCAGCTCCTCGAGCAGCATCTTCGTCAGCTTTTTGGCGCCGATGCGAAGAGCCTTCTTGTCCTCCCCCTCGAAGAGCTTGTCGGCCAGTTCCTCCAGCTCGGGCAGCGCCGTGATGAAGCCGCCCTCCTTCCACTCCGTAAGGCTGCCGCGGACCTTGTCGATGATCTCCTTGATCTTCGCGGCGTCCTCGTTGGAGGGCTTGTCGATCGCCAGGTAGCCCAGCGCCGCCAGCTCTCCGGCGTCCTTCGCCAACTCCGCCCTCTTCTGGGGCGTGTCGACCGGGGTGCCGTTGCCCCAACACCCTGTCAGTACGGGCGGGGCCATCAGCAAAACCATGAACAACGCCCCGAGATGAAACTGCGGGTTCCTTATCACCTCTTACCCTCCTTTTCGAGCTGGCCGCGTTCGCGGCGGCGCTGCTGCCTGAGGACGCCCAGGTTGATGGGGTCGCTCGGAAAGAACAACTGGAACAGGCTGTTGTCCTTGACCAGGTACTCCGGTACCTGTAGCTGCGAAGTTTCCGTCTCCAACTGAATCAGCGGAGGCAGCTCCGGCATGTGTGGAGACGCTTCCACCCAGAGGTGTTCGTAACACTCACAGCAGTAGATCTCAAGCCTCGGCCCGGGGTACAGCTCCAGGGCCACAAGCTGCTCGTCTCGTCGGGATCGGCACTGGCACAACCGACACTCTGACGAGACGCTGTCGGTCACGCACAGACTAACCGTGCGATACGCATTTAGGCCTCGTGAGGTCAACCATCTCCTCCAGTGCCACTAGTACACGTGGCTTGTTGTGTTGTCCGTTCTCTTCAAATCGAACGGTCTCATGCCCCGGCAACTGGTATTGGACCAGCACCTTGTTGGTCGCCGGGAACCAGATGATCACGTACTCCATGAACCGGAACTGATACCCCCCATCCACGGATCTCATTTCCACGCCGTGCTCGGCGCAGAAGGCGGTCAGCCGCGGTACGTGCTTCACGGCGGACTTCCAGCGCTGCGCGCGACCCATGCGCCGGCGGCGCTTCAGGTCGCTCCAGTTGGGCTTCGACATGCTCATTTCGATGCCTGCATCGGATTTCGGAACGTGTCCCGACAGATCTTGGCGATCTCGCCGGGACGCGGAAACCGTCCTGCCTTCTGCTTTGAAAAGATGGTCTTGCCATTGACCAGCACCTCGAACTTGCCCTTGCCCACGTCAAGGATGCTCGTGGGCAGCGACAGGTACCGGCGGATCTCACCGACAACACGGTCGGCGTGTTCTCGACCCCCTCACAACTCGCAGTACTGTATCTCGATGTCCATGTCCCGAAGTGTACTGCATGTTGTGGGTTATGTGAAGCCTACTGCCGCGGAACCACGTCCCTCGGAGGCGGTAGCCACTCGCTACCGTCCTTACCCTTCTGGACTTGTGTGCTTTTTGCCGCCCGCGCCTTCTTCTTTGGCGGGGCGGCCTTTGGAGGGTCCGGGGGCTTCAGCTCCTTCAAAATCGACTTCAGCGCCTCCATGTCGGAAAGCCGGATGCGCACCTCGTCCGGCCAGGTGGCCGGGTTGATGCCCTCCACCCTGATGGTCTTCGTGCCCTCTTTACCAGGCAGGAAGACGAACAGTTGTGGGGGTTTGGTTTCCGGCATGGGAGGCACATTGACCACGACCGGCTCCTGCTTCGCCGGCACAGGCGCAGCCTTGCGCGCCTCCTCGATGTGAATCAACAGGAAGTAGTACGTCACCATGGCCACCACCGCCGCCGTGACCGACATCAACGTCCAGATCCCGACGATCAGGTTGGCCAGGTGGCCGCCGCTCATGTTGAGCAGCTGCAGCTTGCCGGCCTGCTTGGCCTTGAGCTTGTCGCGTTCCAGGTTCGCCGCGATCCGCCGTTCCTCCGTAATCGGCGATTCGACGTTGAACACCTCCTTGGCGATGCGTTGCGTCGTCTCCGCCTTCAACTCCTCGGGCGTCTTGTGCGCGCCCGAAGCCTTCTGCTGTATGCGTTCCTTGACCGAAGGGACCTTGTCTTCACCCGACATGTTCTCTCCTATCGCTTCAGCCACCTGTCGACGCCCCCACGCATGTTCTGCAGCGCCTTCATCATCGGCGCCGTCACGTTGTCGTACTTCTCAATGCTGTCGCGCATGCTGGTAACCTTCTCCCGCACGGACTCCGTGAACTCCTCCGCCCGGTCGGGCAGCTCGTCCAGGTCCTCCAGGATGCCGACCGCCAGGTCGAAGGCCTCGCGGGCCGCGCCATCCGTAATCGTACTGGCCTTACTTTCGGCCTCGTCCGCCTGCACCAGCCGCTCAACCAGGTCCGCCGCCCTGAGCATCTTCTGGTCGATCGGGGGCGGCTCGACCTTGATGTGCTGCCCGAGTACGGCGCAGCACTCCTCCGCCTTCGTCAACAGGGCGTTCGCCCCGGGGTCCTTCAGGGTGCGCTGGCCAACGGCCGCCAGCGCAGCGTACAGCGTCCACAACGCTTCACCTGCATGCATTAAAATCCACTCCTATAAATGGTGGACCCGTTGGGATTTGCACCCAAGTCCGCCGGAACTTCGGAAGGGGTCTCTACACGCTTATCCGGGTTCGGTCTTTCCCAGGACCCGGCGGCCCCGTCAGCAGCCTTTGGTTGCCGTCAGCAGTCTTCCCCGCTGCCATCCCCCTTTGGACCTTCCCGTTCTTACCTGGGGACCAGGAGTACGGGCACCTTCACCCGCTGTCGGTTAAGCAGCGAGGGCGACCCGGCTTGCGCCGAAGTCGCCGGCCACGACTTTCGTCTTGGCATTTGATTGTGTGATCGGCTTGATAACGCGGCCAACCGATCAACCGCGGCGTGCTGCCACATCCTCCGTACCCGCCGTCGAATCTAAATCGGGCCCAGCGTTATCTCTCTTTTCTCTTAAAGGGCTCTAGCAGTAACCACATGTCGCCTCTTCTAGGTAAAAGCGAGTCGTCCAGGTCCACCACCCACCCGTGCTTCCACATGAAAGACATCCACCCTTGCCGAAGTGCCTCCAAATCAAGACGATCTGGTTGAACAGGCGCTTCGTCCTCCTCCAGATCCAACTCAATCAAGGGGGGAGATCTGTCTATGTAGTGGCGCACCTCCTTGACCCGGAGTACCAAATCATGCTCCGAATAAAGGATGTCACCTCTTGAAGGTATGACCTCCATCTCCAGCTGCCTGTGCAGCTGTATGTAATCCTCCGTGTCGCCCTTCTTCTTACCGGCACTTTCCACTTCGACCGTCAGTCTCATCTCCACTAACATCAGGCCCTCGCATTCTTGTCGATGCACCCGGCCGGCGCCTCGTGGTGCCCGCGCCGGGGTGCGTCGTTGGTCTTCACGCCGAAACAGTCCCACGGCAGCTTGTGGAACGGCAACCCCTGTTGGCGAACCGCTTCGCCGAGCATGGTGTCGCCGCCGTTGTGCTTGAGCCGCGGGTCCGGCCAATCCAACTGCTGCATGACGTCGCGCCTCAGCCACCAGTACGACCCCTGCGCGAACTCGATGCCCGGCCGCTTGCGCTTGTTGCCCACCATCTTGGCCGGCAGCCCCTTGTACCAGGGTGCCTCCCGGATGAACTGCTCCTGCCCCGCCTTCCAGTCAATGAACCAGCACTGGCCCGTGTAGCAGACGTTCTTGGGCTCGCGCTCCTTGATCCACCCTGTCGTGTGAATCCACCAGTGACCGTACTCTCCCTCGATGTGAGCGTCGTCGTCGAACCAGACGAGCCACTTGACCTCCGGGTGCGCGCCCGCCTTCAACCGCCCGAACATCTCGCGCATGGCCTCGTACTTCGGCACGTTTGTATCGCTCGTGTTGACGTGCACGCTGCGCGGGCCGCCGCCCAACTCGCTGACCATGTACTTGGTGGCGTCGCCCACGACGTTCAGCCACAGGTCGAGCCCCACGTCCTCAGGGACATTCCTGGCGATGCTGTCCAGCAAGCGCCGGTGCAGGTCCTCGTGGGGACCGTACAGCAACGCGTAGATCCTGATTTCTTCGGATTTCATCCGCCGAGTCCCCTAAGCGTCCTCAAGTCGCTCCCCTCAACGCCGCCCATGCCGCTGCGGAGGCGGTTGACATCGCCTTCCGTCAACTCGCCCCGCGCCACGCGGCCCGCGTCGTAGGCATGGTCGCACTTGGACAGGAGCTTCCGAAGCTCGCAGAGCAGCATCCACTGCTGATCCGGGTGGAGCTTGGCAAACACCTTCTCGTCCAGGTTGCACGTATGGGTAACCGACTCGTCCAGCACGTTGTGGCCGTTCAGCAGGACGTCCTTGTTACTCATCAGCTCTGCGACGAATTCACAGATTTTCATTTCTTCTTCTCCACCGAGATCAAGGTGTAGTCGGGCTTCTTGCCGCGCCCCACGATCAGGACGCGCTCGACCCGCCTGTACACCTTCTTGCGGGGCCCCTGCCTCGGTCCGGTCCAGTACCCGTGCCAGTGCGCCCGCCGCCAGTGCGTCTTCGGAGACGCGTGTTTCTTGCCTGTCCCAAGTTGTTCGCCAGTATCGGACTCTTCGATACTTTTGTCAACTTTCAACTTCTGGCCCACGATCCACTCATCCGTGGGCATCTCCTCGAGCAGGCGCTGCTTGAGCTTGCGGCGCTGCTTGGACCCCATGCGGCGCTGCTTGCGCTGGCGGTACCGCTCCCGGTCCTCGTCCGGCATCCAGACCACGTCCTCGTCGTCGCCCTTCTGCGACATGTAGAGGTACAGGTTCGCGACCAGGTGGAAGAGCTGCTCGTTGAGCTCGAAGCTGCCCAGCTGCCCGCCCGGACACTTCTCGTAGGACGGCATCCAGTGCTCGGTGAAGCGCTTGTAGGCGCCCTCCGCTTCCTCCTTGGTGTCTTCCAGCCACCGCATGTTGAAGAAGGTGGTCGTGTAGTTGTGCTTCTGGTCCGGGCCGGCCCAGGCCACCGCCTGCACGCGGCACGCCCAGTCCCCGAACATCTCCGGGGAAGGCTTCACGACTTCATCATCGGCGGCGGCCTGGTGCTCCGGCACGATCAGGCCCCACTTGTTTCGCTTGAAGACGACCTCGTCGCTGGCGGCGAGCGCGTCCTTCGTCGCCTGACCCGTGGGGGCCCAGGTGACGTACATGCCCTGCAGGTCAACCATCTTGTCCGGGTCGCGGAAGTGCCTGACCTTCAACTTCTGCTCCTTGGGCAGGGCGATGTACACGTGCGGGTACGGCGCCACGATGTCCACCAGCGGCACGTTCACCTCGGTCCGGCACAGCGCGCTCACCGCGTCGGCGGTGGGCCTGATCACCCGGCACTCATGCTTGTGGAAGGACATGACCCCGTAGGCCTCCTCCTGCAGCACGTGGACCTGCGCGGCGATGTCCCGCTCGGCCATGCCCAGCGTGGCCAGCCGGGCCTTGAGCATGTCCATGCCTCCCACGAACGGCAGGCGCTGGAAGTAGTAGTAATCCAGCTCCTCGTAGTGCTCCAGCGACTCCCAGTAGGTCTGGGGCCAGTCCAGGGACGTCATCTTCTTCAGCAGTGGCAGCGCGTCCTGTATGAACGACAGCCAGTGTGGTTTAGGACCTCCTCGCATCCAGTTTGATCCTCTCTGGTGGAATCACCTTTGTAATCGAGAAATCGCCTTCCAGGGTCCCCTTGTCCTTCCTTAACCTCAGGCCCTTGACGTTAACCTTCAACCAGACCAGCGTGGCGTTCTTGACACGCCCCGCCCAGCCGCCCCCGAACACCGACGACCAGTACCCCCTGCGACTGTGCTTACATAGGAACGTCCGCCCCTTGCTACGCTTGAGCGCCCTTGGCATCGACCATTTGTTGGGGCGGTAGTTGGGGATAAGTCCCTTCTTCAAGATCGACGGCACGCGGATGTCCCAGGTCAAGTGGTAGAGGTACGTCACTCGTCCTCGTCCTCCAGGTCTTCCTTGTGTGTCAGGCGTCCGTTCTCGTCGCGGACCAGCTCGGGGTCCTCCTGCTTCAGGAACTCGTCCCACTCCTTCTGCGCCTTCTCCGGCTTGCCGACGTATTTCTCGTAGACCTTCAGGCCGCGCTTCAGCCACTTGATGTGCTCGGCCAGCGTGCAGGCCTCGAAGCCCTCCGCATAACGCTCGCGCAACAGCTTCGCCTCGCGCACCGCCTCCTCGCTGGAGCCGGCCGCGATGACATCCGCGAACTTCTGGTCCTCGTCGTGACAGCAGCTCTCCACGACCCAGATCTTCCTTCTCTTAGCCATCCGTTTTCCCCAATGTGAAGTTTGTTGCCAGCTTGAGGCCGTACCAGTGCCCCACGCACTGCAATGCCGGCACCTTGCCGATGTTCAGCTCCCACCAGTCGCTGCCCAACATCTCGTAGCCCTTCTCCATCGTGAACATCTGCCAGTCCGACTCGCTGCTGCAGGCGGACAGGCACTCGTCGCGATTGCTCTTGTCCAGGTAATCGCTGCCGTCGAACAGCTCGTCCACCTGTTTCCTGGCCACCTGCTCGTCCCAGTCGTACCAGGGGAACCCCTTGGGGCTCGCCCGGCACTTGCTGTGGAAGTAGCCGAAGTTCAGCCCGTTCAGGAACGCCCACGTCAGGTTCTCCGACCACTGGTAGACGGCCTCGCCCATGTCGCCCACGACGGCCAGGAACGGCCCGTGCAGGATGTAATCCGCCCGGTAGACCGACGAGCCTGGCTTCTGCCAGACGATGCGGTCGATGCTGTGGCTCGTGACCTGGTGGTCCTTGAACCACTTATGCTCCTTTATCATCTCCAGTCCGTGAATCATCTCGCTTCCTCAGCTTTCCGTCCTTATCGAAACAGTTCTTGGTCAGAAACGACCTGGGGTTCGAGATAACGATACCCAGGTTGCACTTCTGACACCGAAACTTGGCCGTGGGCGCGTCCTCGTAGCCGCCGCACCCCTGCTTCCAGTCCGTGTTCTCGTCGCCACCTACGGAGAAACGCAGGTCGCCGTCGCAGCCCTCCCTCGGGCAGCGCGTGATCTCACACAGGTTGCCCCAGTAATGCTTGGCATAGCTCTTGGGTACGATCACCATGCGTAAACCCTCACCTTCTCCTCCTCGATGCCCCGGGTCAGGTTGTCGGCTTCCAGGTCATCGGCCACGATCCCCAGCGCCTCGCTCAGCGTGCGCAGGAACTGGACATTATTGGGGAACACGATGGTTGGGTTCGTACACCTCATAGGTGCGGCGTTGTCTTCCCTCGTCATGTCGTGAAGACTCGTGCCTCTTTGCCTGAAAGAGATGCAAACCCCGCACGAACGAGCGTTGAACCACCCGGCAAAGCTCGGCGGAAACTCGATAACCAGGTCCTGCACCTTCTTTTCGTGATCCGTCATCCGCTCTCCCTTCTCAGCTCCTGTCCGGTCTCGGGGTCACGCTTCCGGCAGATTCCCGTCTCGGTGTGCTCGAACCTGATCTCCTCCAACCCCCTTGCCAGCGCCTCGGCCTCTATGTCCGTTATCGCCGCCTGGAACACCTTGATGAACCGCTCCAGCACCTCCTTCTTTCGAGGGATGGTGATCGGCGACGCGTTGTTTCCCCGGTCAACGTACGATCCGCCCCTGTAAAACGGCGTGATCCGAACCTCGAAGTGTCCGGGCAGACCAACCATCCGGTGACACGTGTCCACCAGCATGCCACCCACCGTTATGTTGTACTCGTACGGATACGGTATGCTCTCAGTCATCCAGTGTCCCTTTCGCCAGTTGATCGGCTTCGATGTCCGTCGCCCTGTCCAGCAGGATCTGTCCGATCTCGCGCAACACGCGCGCAACCCGCGGTACGGTTACCATCTCGCCGTACCGCTCGAGGTCGTAGTTCGCGTACGTGTTCTTGTCCATTATGACCGGACGGAAAGACACCCGTTCGCGCGCCTCGTCGTCCAGCACTTCGAGCATGAACGGCTCACCGTCCCTCGTCAGCGGCAACATCACCCGCTCAATCTGGTTCGGCATCGAGTGTTCCTTTCGTCAGTTGATCGGCCTCCGCGTCGTCGGCCACGTCCAGCAGAAACGCCGCGATCTTGCGCAGGGCCTTCGGGTCGCGCGGGATCGACAGTATGTTTCCGCGCGTCTCGCTCTTCTTGCCGCTTCTCGGGTACGTCCACCTGACTATGGGCGTAAACCACACCTTCCCTACGGGTGTGTGCTCGTCGGCAAGGAAGTCGGTGAGCCGCAAGCCCCCGATCACCCCCTCCGTATGATTGTCTGTTACGGGGATCTTGACGTCGAAGTTCACGCGCTTGCGCTTACGTGCCGCCGGCATCGGTGGTATCTCCATCGAGCGTCCCCTTTGTCAGCTGGTCCGCCTCCAGGTCCGTCACGTGCCACTGCAGCTCCTTGATCAGGGCCTTCAGGACCCGGAGGTTACGTGGGATACCGATCATTCTGTCCGGGTCGACGTGGTTGTCACTATCGGCCTGCTGGATAGCAAAGCGGCTAGAAGTCCGGTACCACCACACCCAAACACCGTATTCGTCGATGCAGCGATCCTTCCGGTCGAACGTGATTTTGACGCTACGGAGAGTGTTTTTTGGCATCGCAGCTCCCACACAGGAACTTGTAACCCTCGGGTGTAGGCTTCCCGCAGGTCGCCTCGTTGTAGCAGCCCTCGTTCTGGCATTCCCCTTCCGGGTAAGGGTGAGGGTCCTCCCACCCCAGCTCCTGAAACGCCAGCTCCAGTGCAGAAAGGCCGCCCGTCCAGATGGTCAGGCGGCCCTCTTTCGTCTTGCCGCGGTAGGCGAACTGGTAGCACATGCCGGCCAGCGCCTCTTTCAGGTCTTCCTCAGTCGTCATCCCTCACCTCGTTCGGGCAGCCCTTCTCGTGGCAGGGCACCCCGCATATCACCAGCGCCTCACACTGGCTGCAACGCACGCAGACCGCGCCGGTCGACCGGTCCACGAACGCCTTGTCAAACCCCTGCTGCCGCAACCTTCTGGCCCGTTTGGCCGCTTCGCTCATTTCGATCCTTTCAACGGTTTGTCCTCACAACCCAGCCACGGCGCCCCCGTCATCAGGAGCACCGAGAAGGCGTCGATCGTAAGGTTCTTGTCTTCGAGATAGGGGATCAACGCGCTGAACGGCAGCTCGCTGTAGTAGTGGCTCGCCCACCACTCGCGCACCGGTTTGGGCACGCTGAAGATGCTGCCACACGTACGGCCGCACCGGGTCCGCCACACGAACGGTACACATTCCGGGTAGAGGCGACCATGCCCCTCGTAGGCGTAGCTGAACCCATGCGTGCCCATAACGCCGCTGTACGCCTGGCACAAAACACCGCCGGGGGAATACGTCCGAAAGGTTTCAACAGTCCGGCATAGCGGCGGGCGACTGTAGTACCCGTGTCGGGTGTGGTCCTTGTACCCTTTCTTCATCTCCTTCAACCACCACTGCAACGGCCCCTGGTGATCGATCCCGATCACTCCTCTACTCCCTCGGGTTTCTCTAAACAGCGGAAGCGAGGTCCGCGGATATGCCTGTCAAGAGGCAACGTGGAAAAAGGCAAAGGCTTGGGCCGGTCAGCTTCGTAGCCCAGCAGCGCCGGGTCCATCGACCACGGCGCGTGCAATTCCAGCAGGTCCGCAAACATGTCAAACCTGAGGTCCTTGTCCTTCAGGAACGGCCTCAGCGGCTCGATCTTCAGCTTGCGGTGGTGCTTGCTCCACCACTCGTAGATGGGCGTGGGCATCTGATGCCTGGACTTTTGCCTGCTCCACTTGCCACGGACCATCCAACGAAAGTACTGCCCCTTCCACGCGCAGCGCCATTTGGACCGGTAGGAAAGCGGCACGTAGTTCAGGTAGAGATCGCACAGCACCCCCATCGGCGAGTATGCCCAGTCTTGTATGTACATCGTCTTGCCCGAGTCGTGGGCCATCACATTATCGCCCGAGACGAGCTCGACGCCGTCGATCGTAATCCTGCGTTTCTTGCGGAGCGCCTTCGCGTCCGTAGGGTTATATCCCTTGCTGCGCAGCGCATCCACCCACAGCGTCAGTGGCGGCAGCGGCTTGTAACCTTTCAGGTCCATGGCCCGTGCATCTCCAGCAGGTCCGCGAACTGTTCGAACTTCAGATACGGGTTGCGCAGGTAGGCCTTCAGGTTCCTGAACGGAAGTTCCCCGTGATGCCGTTCCCACCACATTCTTACCGGCGTGGGAACCTTCTTGCATGAATTCGATCTCCTCAACTTGCCCTTGACCAACCACTGGAACTCGTTACCCCGCCACGAGGCGTCGCCCCTGTGCTGGCGCTCGAAACGCAGATACAGGTCGCACAGCACGCCCAGCGCCGAGTAGTCCCATATGTCCAAACCGAAGACGTCACCGTTCACGTTCGGCGTGCTCCTGTACGCCTGCTTCACTGTAGTCTGCGCCATCGTTGTGGACTTGCCGATAGGCGTGGGCGGCATGATCTTCCGCCAGAAACCCTCTTCCTTCATCTTGACCCTCGTGAAGTCTGCTATCGCGCTGGCCGCGCCTCTGGTGAAACTGCCACGCGTGCGCAGCTGCGTGGTGTGGGCCTGTTCGTATACCGTCCGGTGTTCGTTATCAAGCCGTCCGCGCAGCGACTGCACCCACACCTCCATGGGCGTCACCAGCTTCAAGCGCATCGCGTGCTGCTCGGAGCTGCCCTTGAACACCTTCTCCAGGATCTCGTCTCTCACGCCCATGGCGCGTGCATCTCCAAAAGGTCAGCGAACGGCTTGAACCGCAAGTGCGGGTCGGTCAGGAACGGCATCAGCTTCTCGAACGGCAGGTCGTCGTGAGACTTGTGCCACCACGCAATGACGGGCTCCGGCATTTCGTCCGCCCACTTCGCTGTACGGTAGACGGGCCGGTCGGCGCAACCTTCCACCCATTTGAATTCCCCGTTGCTCATATGCGCGCCCACCGACGGCCCCTTTAGGGTTAGAAGGGCACACAACACGCCGGCAGGTGAAAACCTCCTCAAGCTCAAAGCGTGCTCCGCCGGGTGGCCGGTGTACAACGGCACGCGATCGGGCGGCGCGTCGTCACCGTAATCGATCTCCTTGTAGACGTTACGCAGCCCTTCGATCCAGAGTCCCAGCGGCTGGTAGTCCCAATACGTCATGCCCATGGCGCGCCCACCGCTAACAGCGTAGCCAGCTCGTCAAACGACATCTTGATGTTCTCCAGGTACGGTTTCAGCGGCTCCAGCGGCAGATCCTCGTAGTCGCTCCACCAGGCCCGCACCACACATGGCAGCGGCCACATATGCAGATGCGGCGACTCCTGACAGAAGAGTCCCTTACAGCTGAACTCGAGCCCGTCCCACATGCCGCCGCGCGTCGGCATCGGCGCGTACTTCAGGCACTGCTGGCACAGCACGCCGGAAGCCGTGAACTTGATGACCTTGCCGAGCGTCACCAGATGCCTCTGCATATCCCAGAAAGCCGAGTCGCCGACCCGATCAATGTTGTCCGGGATCACAATCTTCTCGCCCTTCTTCAGCAGCTGGCCCCGGTAGCACACGTTGTCGCTCGTGGCGACAGCCTCCCTGTAGATGCGCCGCAGCATGGGGGAATCCATCTCCTGCTCGTACTCCTTGGTCGACAGGCTGAGTATCCACGACTCTAGTGGCTCACCCACGGTGCCCCCACAGCCAACAGGTCGGCCAACTGCCGGAAGTTCGCTTGCGGTTCAAACATGTAGTCCCCTACTTTCTTGAAAGGAAGGTCGGCATGCCAGTTCTTCCACCACGTCTCGATGGGCCAGGGCAGCGGCCACGCCTCGTCAAAGGACAGGTGCGGGCCGCCCACGGGGCTGACCCGCATCCAACGGTCGACCCACATCGAGTACAGCGGCGCCTTGCAGTGCCGCTGCACGAACGCGTCGGCCAGGACGCCCATCGGCGACCAGAGGATGTGTGTCGCCTCCTTGCCCGTCCCCGACGGCTCGTAGATCACGGTCCGCAGCTGGGGCGGGTGGTAGCCGTAATCCTTCCACTGCGTGATGTAGCTGTCGTCACCCAGCGCCTTGATCCACGCCATCAGGGGCGAGTCCTTCTTTATGTCCATGGCGCGCCCACCGTCAGCAAGTCGGCCAGTTGCGAGAAGGTCAGCTCCTTGTTCACCATATAATTCATCATCGGCGGCAACGGCAGCTTCGTCAGCCGCTCCCACCACCACGCGACAGCAAACGGAGGACGCTCCGTGTTATGTTCTTCCGAGTGCAGGAACGGCGTGTGTCTGCCAGGCGCCCTTGGAGCACGCGTGCAAAAGAAGCTTTCCTCGTCCCAGCTGGCGTCCCAGTGCTTCTCACCTGCAGCGTGGAAAAACGTGTCGCACAGCACGCCCGTCGCCGAGTAGAACCACAAGCCATGAATAAAGACGTTTCCTCCCTCAGCCGTGCGCAGTGTCTTGGAAATGCGGCGGGGCAGCCGTCCGTGCTTGTCCTGGTAGTCTACAATCTGGGTCGCGTTGGCGTGCGCCGGTAGGTCCGAAATCGTGCCCTTGCGGCGAAGCCCCGACAACCCGGTCTCCGCGTAGTTCCCGCTCGCCAACGCCTTGACGAACAGGTCCAGCGGGTTCTCGTCGAGCCCCTCTGGAAAGTAATCGCGGGCGGTTGGCTCCTGGTTAAACAGGATCTGAAACTCGTCGCGAGACATATTCGATTTTCCGTGGTGGTCAGTCCGCCGGCGCGCAGCCGACAAGATCGAGTTTGAGTTTGCGGCCCCCTGGTCCGATCAGTACGTGATCCCCCTCCAGGCCTTCCGCGGTACGTCTGTTGATACGCTCCAGCGCCTGGTCCATGGCGTCCGGGTCGTCCTCCGCGTCGATGTGCGTGGTGGACAGCACACCGTCGCGGGGTGAGTGGAACTTCAGGATGTACGGCATCTTACTTTGCATCTTTCGGTCCCGATGTCGTGATGCGGTAACTGTCCGACGGGTCGTCGGGCGTGGAAAACTCCACGAACTTGCATCCGTCCAGCGTCACGGTCCAGAAGCGGTGCGGCGTCAGCGGGTCCAGCGTCATGCCTTGTCCCGGTTCCAGCACCGTCGAGATCGCCAACCGGACATCGTCCATGGAGGGGTTCCTGGGGGGCGCCGTCTTGACGAAGGACGCCTTCAGGTCGTAAAGCTCAAGGACCAGCTTCCCCTCCAGCACGAAGAACGTCTCCGTCTTGTGCACGTGATAGTGGATCGAGCACTGCCAGCCGTAGTCGAGTGTGAGGATCTTACCCGAGTAGCCGGCCGGTCCGTCCACGGGGTGCTTGGTGACCACGCAAAGCTCGTGGCCCCACTTCTTCTCAATCTTGACTGGGTGGATGTTTCTGAAGCCCATTATTCGTTCCAGTACGCTTTCAGCTCCCGAACCCCCTCTTCACCAAGGCCGGCCTTCTCAGCCTGCCCCACTGTAACATTTGTCCACACGACCTTGAAGTCCCTGTTTAAAAATTGGTCGGCCGTGATGCACAACCTGCCCCTGACCTTCTTGCGGGCGATCCCCAACCGCTTGCGCATATGCCACCAGGCCGTCGCCACAACCTCCGTGCAGCTGAAGGACATATCGTACTCGGAGCGGAGGTTCCGCATGGAACGGTGCAGCTCCTCCACGTTCTCGACCAGCGGGCTCTCCTCCTGCTCGGCCAGCAGCTTCAGCTCCTCCTCCATGTTGAACTTGAAGGAGGCGTCGTACTTGCAGCCGACGATGGCGTGGGCGATCTCAACGGCCTTCTCCCGGTCCTTGTCCTGCGCGTGCTTGGGCCT